GGCTCCTGCACAGGTGCTGCAAGGGCACGCTCATCAGCACGAACAAGGGCTTCAAAGGCTTTTAGGTTTTCGTCACCCCCCCAAACGGTCTGGCCCATTCCTGCTGGTCCAACATTTAATCCTGCCTCACGGGCCATGTCTATCGTGTCTCTCATTTCTGCCTCCTCAAACAAGTGCAAGTGAACCCGCTGCTGTCATAGCCCAGGCCATGGCAGTAAGGGCAGTGCTCATCGGCCGCTGCCGGCTCAGCCAGGGCGAACAGCCAGTTCCAGAATTTAACGATGGTGGTCATGCGGCCTTCCGTGCAACGATCATGGCGTCGGCGTATCGGTACTTGGCTTCTTCCCGCGACCACCGCGCCTCACGAATTCGCAGTTCTTTATTTCCGTTGCCTAAATCCAATACGTACTCCTCCTTGAAGCCCTTTAAACTGTGCGCGGCAATATCATCCTCGTTCGCCTTGGCCGCAAAGTAGTCGCGCAGGGTCATGCCTTCGTAATGCCAAGTGCGTGTTCCGGTTTGTTGAGCGCTATCGGTTGGAAACACTGGCCCACCTGTTTTTATATCGCTCATGCCAACTCCTTCAACTGAGCCGCCAGCTTCTCGCACTCGGCCACACAAAACTCCAGCGTTTTGACTGTGCCTCCTTCGTCAAACCTTGGCCACTTCTCGTAAATCTTGCGGTACTCGTCGCTCATCAATTCAGGGTCCTTGGCGTCGTACAAATGAGCGCAGTCAAAGCCAAACTGTGCACCGTTTCCGTATGTCAGGCCGCCGTGCACCTCCACGTCCAGATCGTCGTAGTCCTTACCTGCGCAAGGGTGCCCATCTGGCACTGTGACGTAGCCGCAGCGGTGCCCCATTTCTGTCGCCAGCACCTCGGCCTCGTAGCCGGCGGCAGTCGTCCACCGCTTTTCGATTTTTGGTTCTTTAATCATGCTGTCCACTCCAGTGCTTGCAGTTTGCTGATGCGGTCAAGGATGGCGTTTTCACGCTGCTGGTTGTCAGCGCGGACTTTTTGCAGCTGCGCGTTTAAGCCATCGAGCTCCTTGGCGACAAGCTCTTCGCGAGGGTAAAACGTGACGGTGATGCTGGCCGTGCCAACCTGAACCCATCCATCGGTGTCGCTCATATCGTGGTTGATGTACGTCAGCGCGCTGGCGGCTTCGTCTAATTCGCCTTCTTTGATTGTGTGCAGGATGTGGTCAATATCGCTCCACTGGCTGGTTGTCCAAGCCTTTGTGGTGCCAGTGAATGTGATCGGTGTGTTCATGCTTTCTCCTTGGTTTCAGGTTTAAGTGCTTCTTTCCACGTCAGCGCCTCAACGCTGGTCATGTCGGTCCATTTCAATGCGCGCGCAGTGGCCAGCGTATAGGTGTTCTTCCAGTCCGTGCTGGCTTCGGCCCACACCGCTTGCGCCTTGGCAATCGCTGCAGGCTTGGACCTGGCCACCACGTTGTAGAGCCTCAGCCACTCGCCCGTCTTGCGGTGCTGGCCAAACACGGCCCACTTCGGTGAAGGCTTGGCAGGCCGCGTTTTTTGCTTGCCTGTGCCCTTGCAGCCAAAGCAGGTGGTGCCGTGCAGCAGATTGAAAGAGTACCGACCCGTGCCGTTGCAACGTGTGCAGGTGTAGGTCTGGCGCTCGGCGACGTCGCTCATGCCTGCCTCCGGCTTTCGTAAGCCTCGTCCAGGCTGCGCGGCGTGCGCAGGGGGAAAGGCAGCACCAGGCTTGAAATTTTGCCGTCTGGAATTGGCGCGGCCAGTTTGCCGCCCTGCGTTGCCATCACCCAGCGGTCACCGAGCTGGCGCAGGCTGCGCACCCACTTGCGAATATTGGCGCGTTGCGTGGCGCGGTCGGCGTGGCCAACGCACCAGATGCGGCGGGCGGTTTTTAGGATTGTCGTGTTCATGCTTGCTCCTTGGTGTTGGCGTTGTGATCGCAGATACTGCACGGCTCGTTGGTGTCGCTGCCGTGGCGGTGTGTGCACCAGCAGCAGGGCTCAACAAATCCGGTGCGCGGAATGTCAGGGTTGAAATGGTTGCGGCGGACCTGCGGAAACTGCCAGCCTGCAAATGAGGCCAGCGCTTGCTGCATGATTGGGTGGAGGTGGGTCATGCTTCGCTCCTGCTTTGCTGGCCGGCCTGGTAGGCGGCCAAGAGCGCCGCCTTGATCGATGCGACGTTGAGGTCGTGAAAATCAAGCCGGTCACTGTTTCTGGTTTCCAGCGTTTCCAGGCCCAAGGCCTGCTTGGCGATCTGGTCGAGTATTTGCGTGGTGGTCATGCTGCTTCCTTCTTGGCAGCCTGGCGCTGCAGGAAGGCAAACAGTTTGCTGCTGGCGCACCGGGTGCAACGTTGCTCAGTGGGCTCGCCGGCAAACTCGCTGAACTTTTCTGTGATGTGCTCGCCGCGCAAGCTGCCGCCGGAGCGACCGGACTGGCAAGTTGGACCGTAATGAACGGTGTGTTGAAGGTGGACTTTTCTCATAAGGCTCTCCGGTTGGTGTTGCGATAACTCCATCATGCTCATGTTTTAAGTGGGCTGCAAGTGGTTAACGTGGGTTTATTCAAGATATTTTTAAGCCAGTGTTGCTTTTTACGCTACACTCCCCGGCATGACCGCAGAAACCAAAGACCCCGTGCTGGAAACCCCAGCAGATAAGTGCATTGACGCCTTCGGTGGCGTGCGCGCGCTTGCTCGCGCTTTGGAGCGAAACCCCAGCTCAGTTGTGCGCTGGCGCAAGCCCAAAGATGAGGGCGGGAGCGCGGGTGCCGTGCCGTCCAGCCTGCAGGGCCGAATCCTGGCCATGGCCCAAGAGCGAGGCTTGCACTTGACCGCCGAGGACATGATCTTGCGCACAGCGAAGGACTGGTCCTTGTAATGGTCGCCGACCGGATGCTGCTGTCCGTGATCTCGCACACGCGATATGAGCTGCCGCGCGACATTGCCAGCCGCGTCGGCCTGCGCCGCGTCAACGCCTCCCTTGGCCGCTTGGTGCGCTGCGGATTGCTTGAGCGTGTGCCAGGGCCGACCTGCTTTTTGTACCGTTCAAAACAAGCGAGGATTGCGTGAAAGCAACGCCGCAAAAATCACCTCAGAAATACGGTTGCTATAACCGCCCAGAGTATCGCAAGATGCTACCCGTGCAAGACGGCTGGTGGCTTGATGGCCAGACCCGAGTGGCCAAGATGACGCCCAGCCCGTTTCGCATGTCGCCCGAGTGCCAGTACACCCACACCGCGCTCGGCCAGTCAGATCACAAGTGTGTGGGGTGCAAACATAAAACGGAGGGCTGAATGAGCCAACCCGAGAAAAAACAACAGCCACCAATCAGGTGGCCATTTCCACCCGCCACCGGCCCCGTCCCTTGGACGCCCGGCCAGCTGCGCGCCTACCAACAGCAGCAACGTGAGCAAGTCGGGGAGGCACCATGGTGAGCACTGAAAACACCGCCTGCAAACACGACTGGCATTTCCTGCCTGGCACAGATCGACTGCGCTGCATCCGCTGCAACACGGAGACCGGACCCAGCACGCCGGAGCAGCTCGCGCAAGCCATGCTGCGCGACGTTATCACCATGGGCAGTGCTTGGAGTCAAAACGGCAAGCGCATCGACCCAACAGAGGTGTATGCCGTGCCTGCGGGGCTCGCGCAAGAATTCAAGTTCCACAACGCACAGCCCAACAGCATCAAGTTTTACAACGGTGCTCCTGACAACACCGAAGTCCTGCGCATTTCCAAAGACGGCATCTGGGCCAACCCGGATGTGCCTGCAGACGATGCTGCGCAAGCCGTGCTGCGAGCAATAGACGGCCACATCAAGCAGATGGTCGATCGTGTGCGGCGTGAGGAGCGCGAGGCGTGTGCACGAATCGCGGAGACATCGCCTGATCGTTACCACGCGGCCTCCGCCATCCGCGCCCGGAGCAACTCATGAACTACCACGGCGCAATCACCCAAGCACTGGTCGACGAGCTTTTGGCCGTCGTCCACAAATACGACCAGACCATGCTGCTACCCACCGCGCTTGGTTGCCTTGATTTGGTCAAGGCACAGCTGATTCAGGATCACCAGGAGGACGAGGAGTGATCACCCCCCGCCCCCGACAAGCAAAAGCCATCGAGGACCTGCGCACCGCTTACCGCCAGGGCTTGAAGGCTCCGGTCCTGATTGCCCCCACCGGGTTTGGCAAGAGCGCAACCGCGATCTGCATGATTCAAAGCGCGCTCGACAAAGGCAAGCGCGTCTGGTTCATCGCCCACCTCAAGGAAATCCTGAACGACACCAGCGGACGGCTGACCGAGGCGGGCATCCCGCACGGTTGGATCGCCTCTGGCCGCGACGGCAATCACCGCCTGCCCGTGCAGGTGGCCATGGTGCAAACGCTGGTGCGCCGCCTGGACCGGTACCAACCGCCGGACCTGATCATTGTGGACGAGGCGCACCTGGCTGTGGCCAACACTTACCAGCAGATTTTTGAGTGGGCTGGCGCTGGGCCCAAGCACACACGCTCGGGTGGCTCGCACTTGCTGCACCTCACAGCCACACCCACACGGCTCGACGGCCGGGGCATGGGAGAGGTCGCCGACATTCTGGTGCCAACCTGCAGCACGCAAGACCTGATCGACGAGGGGCTGCTTGCGCCCATTCGCTACTACGCGCCCAGCGAGCCGGACCTGTCCGGTGTGCACACCGTGGCCGGCGACTTCAACCAAGGCGAGCTGGCCGCTGCGATGGACAAGCCCGTCATCACCGGCAGCGCTGTTCAGCACTACCGCAAGTTGGCCGACGGTCGCCCGGCTGTGGCGTTTTGCGTGACCGTGGAGCACGCCACCAACGTGGCCGAGCAATTCAAGCAGGCCGGCTACCGTGCGGTGGCCATCAGCGGCGAGTCCGACACCGTTGCGCGCGATGCAGCGCTACAGGGCTTGCGAGACGGCAGTCTGGACGTGGTCTGCAACTGCGCCCTGTGGGTTGCCGGCGTCGATGCGCCAACCATCGGGTGCATCATTTTGCTCACGCCCACGCAGTCCGTGGTCAAGCACCTGCAGTCAATCGGCCGGGGCCTGCGCACACACCCGGGCAAGACCGAGTGCATCGTGCTCGACCACGCGGGCAACGTCAAGCGCCACGGGCTGCCCACCGAGCCACGCGAGTGGACGCTGGATGCGGTGGAGAAAAAGAAGAACGCCAAGAAGTCCGAGGTTCCGGTGAAAACCTGCCCCGTGTGCTTTGCCACCGTTGTTAGTGTGGTCACCGACTGCCAGTGTGGTCACCACTTCGAGGCCGTGGGCCGAAAGATCAACGAGGTCGATGGTGATCTGAAAGAGATCACGGCCGCAGCCAAGGCTCAGGCAGTTCAAGACCGCAAACGCGAGCAGGGAAGGTCGCAAACCGAGGCCGACCTGATTCGCATCGGCTATTCCCGAGGCATGAAACGTCCAGAGCTTTGGGCGCGCCACGTGCTCCGCGCCCGAGCCGCCAAGGAGGCACAGAAATGAAAGTATTGATTGCTTGTGAATATTCAGCTCGTGTGCGCGACGCATTCAGACGCAAAGGGCATGACGCTTGGTCTTGCGATCTTCGGGAATGCGAGGGTGACCCAGCGTTTCACATTCAAGGCGATGCGCTTGACCAGCTTCAGCCCGGAAGATGGGATCTGCTGATCGGCCACCCTTATTGCACATACAACACTCTTGCTGGCATCCGCTGGATGTACCACCCAGAGGACACGCATCTTCCAGCCGAGCAGCGCCGACGCCACCCCAGTTATCCAAATCGCATGGAGGATTTTCTCGAAGGCGTGCGGTTTTTCAACGCACTGAAGAACGCGCCCGTTCCGCTTATTGCGCTTGAAAACTCTCAGCCTCACGGATTGGCGATGCAGCACATTGGGCGCTACGATCAAATTGTCCAGCCATGGATGTTTGGAGACCCTTACACCAAGGCAGCTGCGCTGTGGCTTAAGGGGTTGCCCAAGCTGGTCGCAACAAACCAAAAAAGCGACTACACAAAGATCATTGCAGCTTGTCACCTCATGCCACCCGGGCCGGAACGTGAAAAAGAGCGAAGTCGAACTCATCTTGGGATTGCTGAGGCCATGGCAGAGCAGTGGGGTGGGTTATGACCTGCCCCGCATGCGCCCACCCCCGCGTCACACTGATCGACGGTACCGAGACCTGCACCTGGTCCGAGGCCTGGCGTTCTGAGACCGAAGCTCGCCACGTGCTGGCCATGCCTGGCAAGTATGAACGGCGCGAATACCTGCACGGCCGTGAGGAGGCGGGCAAGATCGTCAAGCGCGGCGTGTTTCAGGTCAGGGGCGAGGCTGCATGCCTGCAGCTTGAGGCCCAGGTGCGCAAGGTCTGGGAGCATGGCCGGAAACAACCGGGGGAAAAATGAACCCGAAAATTCCACCCCCACTAAGTGAGGCCGATTTAATGCGGCAAATCATGGTGGCGCTCTCGGCCGACGGGCACTTTGTAACCAGGGCCAACGTGGGGTTGTTTTTCACCGCCGACGGCAGGCCCATCAAAACAGGTCTGCCCAAGGGGTTTTCGGATTTGTTTGGCCACCGACAGTGGGACTGCCGGGCTTTTTACCTTGAGGTGAAAACCGCCAAGGGCCGTGCGTCTCCGGAGCAGCTGGCCTTCATCGCCGCCATGCAAAAGCGCGGCGCGCTGGCGGCAATCGTTCGGTCGGTGGAGGATGCCAGGCGGGCGCTTGAAGGTTGATGGTGGCCCCGCTATACCTGGGCTCGGCAGCATTGATCGACCCTTGGCGGCGCTATCCCGGGTTCATCCGCTTCTCTGGTATCTGCCTTCACGTTGTTGGGTGCCAAGAACCCTCAGCATTGCCCTCACCATCACGGCTGCGGACTGTTGGGCGTTTCCGGCGTTTCAGCCACTTTATCCTTTCAGAGCTGTGTACGAAACAGCCAGTCCGCATGCGTGATGGTGGATGCCCAGGGACTCGAACCCCGCCGCCTTTTGGGCCACAGATTTACAGTCTGCTGCGGTCGCCAGCGCCGCCCGGCATCCAGATTGACACCCCACCGGCCTGTTTTCGCCGAGTTACTTGAACTCCAAATCGGTGAGGTGTCAGGCTTAATCGTACCACAACCGTTGGGTTTTTCCGCACATTTATTTGACCCGCTGTTGCTTTTTTCCGCACCGCACCCTTTATACTTTCGGTGGGGCTCGATCCGGTTAGCTACCGGGTGACACATGGCCTGACCCTGGCGAGGGCTGCCCCACCTTTTATTCGCCATCAACAAAAGCCAGGCATGACGGACACAAAAACAACAGGGCAGAGGGACCCCATTTCCCTTGAGACAGCGGAGCGCATGCTCTCGTTTGTTCGCGGTGTTGATGACCGCGAGACCTGGGTGAAGATGGCATTCATCCTCAAAGAAGAATTCGGCGAGCCCGCCTTTGACGCGTGGGACGCCTGGAGCCAGCAGGGCTCAAACTACAAACCAATCGACGCCCGCGACGTCTGGAAATCGTGCAAGCCCGGTGGCAGCTCCAAACGCGCCACCATCGGCACGCTGATCGCCCTAGCCAAAGAGGGCGGCTATAAATCCACCGCCCAAGACCGCAAGCCGGTCGACCACGAGGAGCGCCAGCGCCGGATCGCAGAGCGCGAGGCCCGCATGGCTGCCGAGGAGGCGCAGGCCAAAATTGATCGCGACGCCGCCGCCACCCGCGCGGCCGAGATGTGGGCCCGGGCCACGGTGGTCACCAGCCACCCTTATGCGCAGCGCAAACTGATCGAGCCCGATGGCGCTCGCATGCTGGGCGACGAGCTGCTTATTCCGCTGCGCCACGGGCCCGGCGCACTGGTCGGCCTCCAACGCATCAAGTCCGACGGCACCAAGTTGTTTCTCAAGGGCACGCCCTCGGGCGGTGCTTACACGGTGCTGGGCAAGCCCAACAAGCAGGGCACCATCGTGATCGCCGAGGGCTGGGCCACTGCCTGCTCCATCCGGCAGGCCACCGAGCACTGCGTGGTGGTCGCCTTCAACAGCGGCAACCTCCTGCCGGTCGCCCGCAAGATCCGCGCGGCCATGCCCGAGGCCCGCATGATCATTGCGGCCGACGACGACTTCCAGACCAAAGGCAACCCCGGCATCACCGACGCCCGCAAAACGGCGATCGATGTCAACGCCCTGCTGGCCATCCCGGTTTGGTCCTCCGAGCGCGGGTCCGGTACCGACTTCAACGATCTGCACCTGGCCGATGGCTTGATCGCGGTCGAGGACTGCATCATGAGGGCCGACCCACCGGTTTCGCCCGATCCACCACCGCAGCCGCCCGAGCCAACACCGGACCCAACGCCGGACCCAACGGACGACACCCCACCTTGGGACGACCACTCCGGCGACGGGCCACCGGACGACATTCCGCCCGACGATTACAGCGACCCGTCCCCACCGGACTCGGACGACGAGCGGATGATCTTCTCATCCTCGCCCATGAAAACCGCCAGCCTGTTCCACGACACGCTGCCCGAGAAGGGCCGCATCCTGCACTGGCGCGGCGAGTTCTACAGCTGGGACGCCACGCGGTATGTCACCCGGGACCGGGTCTACATCGACCAGCGCCTCTACCACTTCATGGCCAAGTGTGTGACGCTCAAGGTCCACCCCAAGACCGGCGCGTCCGAGACGGTGGCCTTCAACCCGAAGTCCTCCACGGTCAACGACGTGGCCCACGCCCTGCGCGCGGTCTGCTACGCCGACCTGCCCGAGCCGCAGGTTTGGATTGACGACAAGCCTGGCGACGTTGCGGCCCATGAGATCGTGGCCTTCAAAAACGGCTTCCTGCACCACCCAAGTCGGGAGCTGCTGCCCTCCACCGATCGCCTGTTTTGCACCTCGGCGCTGGACTTCAACTTCACGCCCGAGGCCCCGCCGCCCACCGAATGGCTCAAATTCCTGCACAGCCTCTGGCCCGACGACCCCGAGTCGATCACCACGCTGGCCGAGATGTTTGGCTACCTGCTGACCGACGACACCAGCCAACAAAAGATGTTCATGCTGATCGGCCCACCGCGCTGCGGCAAGGGCACCATCCTGCGCATCTTGGAAGCACTGGTCGGATACGCCAACCGGGTCAGCCCAAGCCTGGCGTCCCTGGGCACCCAGTTCGGCCTGCAGCCCCTGATTGGCAAGCGCCTGGCCATGATCTCCGACGCCCGCCTCTCCGGCCGCGCCGATCAGCAGCCCATCGTGGAAAACCTGCTGCGCATCTCCGGCGAGGACACCATCACGATTGACCGCAAGAACATGACCGCTTGGTCCGGCAAGATGGCCATCCGCTTTGTGCTCGCCTCCAACGAGCTGCCCGCCTTTTCGGACGCCTCGGCAGCGCTGGCCAACCGCTTCTTGCCCTTCAAGTTCAACACCAGCTTCCTGGGCAAAGAGGACCATGGCCTCACCGCCCGCCTGCTCAAAGAGCTGCCCGGCATCGTGATCTGGGCCCTCGACGGGCTTGGCCGTTTGAACCAGCGCGGCTACTTCCAACGCCCCACATCAGCCGACGAGCTGGCCGCCGACTTGGTCGATCAGACCAGCCCGATCCGGTCCTTTGTGCAAGAGATGTGCATAGTTGGAGAGATCTACCAAGCCGACCGCGACGAGCTTTTCAAGGCTTGGAAGACCTGGTGCGAGGCTCAGGGCCGCGACCACGCGGGCACCAAAGTGTCGTTTGGCCGCCAGCTTTCAGCCGCCTTCCCTGGCATCAAGCGCAGTCAGCCTCGCGGAAATGGCACAGGATCATCCGGCGCCAACGAGCCTTCTGGCACAAGATTGAACCTTTACACGGGCATTCGGATGCGCCATGACTGGGAGGCAGACCATGAGCCTTTCTGATTTTTGCCATTTGGCACAACTTAAAGGTGTGCCAGCACAACCTGGCACGACTTTTTTTAACCCCAAAAAACCTTTGCAACCCTTTGAATTCATTGGTTTTTTTGACTTTGGCACAACCTTGCACAAGATAAAACGTATACCACTACATGTGCATGCACACACACGCACGCAAGAAACATATAGACGGGGTGAGGTTTTCTCCTGTTCCACCCGTGCCACCTGTGCCAAAGATTTTTTTATACAATAAAAGAATGAAAACCAAAAATGAATCACTCCAACGAGGTCGTCCTTCAAAACACCCGTTTAGGGAACTTGATGTTGGTCAGTCCTTTCCCGTTCCTTTGAACGCTCAGGAATCCGTCAGGCGCCTTGCTTGGCGTCGAGGATTGGAGCTCAGTCGATCCTTCAGCGTTCGCAAACAACCCGATGGCACGTTTCTGTGCACGCGCGTTGCATAATCCCCACCACCACCCAAGGCCCCCCATGACCAAATCCACCACGGAAATCGCAGCCGAAAAACTTACCGGAAACCCTGCCGACAAAATCGAGCAGTGGAGCATCGACAAACTTATCCCCTACGCGCGCAACAGCCGCACGCACTCAGACGAGCAGGTCGGACAAATCGCCGCCTCGATCAAAGAGTGGGGCTGGACCACTCCAATCCTGGTCGATGAGAACGGCGGCATCATTGCCGGACACGGCCGCACGATGGCCGCACAGCGCCTCAAAATGACCACGGTCCCTGTCATGGTCGCCACAGGCTGGTCCGAGGCCAAAAAGATGGCCTACATCATTGCCGACAACCGCCTTGCCTTAAACGCCGGGTGGGACAACGAGATGCTCGCCACCGAGTTCAAAGACCTGCTCGACCTCGGCTTCGACGTCAGCCTCACAGGCTTTTCCGAGGAGGAGATCGACGCCTTGATGCCACTGGAGCTGGAAGAAGGCCTCACGGACCCCGACGACGCGCCCGAGGCCCCGGTCAACCCAGTCACGGTCCAAGGCGACGTTTGGGTGCTCGGCAAACACCGGCTCTTGTGCGGCGACAGCACCAGCATGGACGACTTGGCCAAGCTGTGCGAAAACCAAGCCGTCGACATGTGGCTGACCGACCCACCCTACAACGTGGCCTATGAGGGCGGCACCAAAGAGAAGCTGACCATCAAAAACGACGAGATGGGCGACGATCAGTTCCGCCAGTTTCTGCGCGACGCTTACACCGCTGCCGACTCGGTCATGAAATCCGGCGCGGTTTTCTACATTTGGCACGCTGACTCCGAGGGTTACAACTTCCGGGGCGCTGCCAAGGACGCCGGCTGGACTGTGCGCCAGTGCTTGATCTGGAAGAAGTCCTCCCTCGTCATGGGCCGCCAGGATTACCACTGGAAGCATGAGCCCTGCCTCTACGGCTGGAAAGACGGCGCGGGCCACCTCTGGGCTGCCGACCGCAAGCAGACCACCATCCTCGAGTTCGACAAACCCACCCGCAACGGCGAGCACCCGACCATGAAGCCCGTGGCCCTGTTCGAGTACCAGCTGCTCAACAACACCAAGGGCGGCGACATCGTTTTGGACTCGTTTGGCGGCTCCGGCACCACCCTGATCGCCGCCGAGAAAAACGGCCGAGTTGCACGGTTGATGGAGTTGGAACCAAAATACTGCGACGTGATCGTGACCCGGTGGCAGCAATTCACCGGCAAGCACGCCCACCTGGAGGCCGACGGTCGGTCCTTCACCGAGGTGATGGGCGAGCGCAGCCCCAACAGCCTGATCGGCAGCGAGATCGGCAAGGCTGACAAGCCCAAGGTTGAGAAGGCCAAACCTGCAAAATCGGCCGATTGATGACAAAAACAGACCGAATCACTGTCAAAAAGGAGAGATTCATGACAAAAACGACTGAAAAACCGGTTGTAAAAAAGACCGGCAAAAATGGCGGTGCTCGCGATGGGGCTGGTCGCAACCCATTTGAGCCCACAGAAACCGAGCGCAAGCAAGTGGAGGCTCTGTCGGGCTACGGCCTTCCCCTTGAGCAGATCGCTGTGCTGGTGCGCAAAAGCATCAGTGTGGAAACCCTGACGACTCACTTCAAAGAGGAGCTGATCAGCGGCAAGGCCAAGGCCAACAGCCAGGTCGGCCGCACTCTTTACCAGAAGGCGACGGGCGGCGACACCACAGCCATGATCTGGTGGACCAAAACCCAGATGAAGTGGTCCGAGACGCAGAAGGTCGAGCACACCGGCAAAGACGGCGGCGCGATCGCCCTGTCCAGCGTGGACTTGAAAGGCTTGAACGACAACGAGCTGGCGCAGATGCAAGCGTTGTTGCAAAAAGCCAACGGGGGTGAGGAATGAGCGCCAGCGAACCCATGGACCCGTTCTTCACCACGATGAAAATCCGCGCCTGCGAAGGCGACGCCGCCGGCCAGCTCTTGCTTGAGGCTTACGGCAAGCAGCAGGTGCAAGCAGCCATGGCCCAGATTGCACCCCGCATTCAGGCCGCCATCGAGCAGTCCGCACTGGACGCGGCCGTTGCCGAGCGCCAGCGCATCATCGAATGGATGCGCAACGACGACGGCGCAGGCATGAGCGCCAAGGAGTACGCCGACATTTTGGCCATGGGCATCCCAACAACACAACCAACCGAGACCCCGCAATGAACAAACCCACCCTTCCCGAGTCCCCCCTGCCCGCCCTGCTGGACCACGACGGTCGCTTTCAGGCCTTGTTCCCCGAGGACCTGGTGCGCCAGCACGGCGAGGACATGATTGCCTTTGAGCGCGCCCGCATCATTGCCCTGCTGGACACGTTTGCCGTTCAATGCCAAAAGCAGGCCGAGGCCATGAGCGAGACGGGCCACGCCGATCAACGGCTGGTCAACGCCCAGCACGATGCCGTGCGCCTGCTGCAAGAGGCGATAAACGCCGCATGACTGCCTCAGCGGCTTACCCGGGCGATGAAGACGTGTTTTGCCATTTGGTCCCGATCGGGGACTTTAAGGAGCATGAGCTATCGCGCGCTTGCTGGTGCCACCCACGCCCCGACGAGCAAGTGCCAGAGGTGATGGTCCACAACGCCATGGACCAGCGCGAGCGGCTTGAGCGCGGGGAGATTTACATCCAATGAGCGCGCCCGTTTCGCCAGCCGTCATGCTGGACATGATCTCCAAGGAGCAAGCTCGCCGCAGGGCGGGCGCTTCGCTCTACGAGTTCGTCAAGCAGTCTTGGCACGTCATGGAGCCCGGCGTCCCGTTCGTCCCGAGCTGGCACATCGAGGAGATCTGCGAGCACCTGGAGGCTGTAAGCTGCGGCGACATTCAGCGGCTGCTGATCAACATCCCGCCGCGCCACTCCAAGTCCACCATCGTCTCGGTGGCCTGGTGCGCCTGGGAGTGGATCGCCAATCCAGAGCAGAAGTTCTTGGCCGCGTCGTACTCGGGCACGCTGTCCATCCGGGACAACTTGAAGGCCCGTCGCCTGATCCAGTCGCCTTGGTACCAGGACCGCTTTGGGCATATGTTCAACCTTGCGGGCGACCAAAACGCCAAGCAGCGCTTCGAGAACGACTGCACCGGCTACCGAATCGCCACCTCGGTGGGCGGTACCGCAACGGGTGAGGGCGGCTCGCGTTTGATCCTTGACGACCCGCACGGCGCGCAGGACGCGCAGTCCGAGACCATGCGAGAGACCGCGCTCGAGTGGTTCGACATGGTCTGGTCGACCCGGCTGAACAACCCCAAGACCGACGCCATGGTCACCGTCATGCAGCGCCTGCATGAGAAGGACATCAGCGGTCACATCCTGAACGACATCGGCGGCTGGGAGCACATCTGCATCCCTGCCGAGTGGGACGGCAAGAAGCGCAGCACGGTGCTCGGCTCCTACGACCCGCGCACGGTCAAGGGCGAGCTGATCTGTCCGGACCGATTCGGTGAGGCCGAGATCACCAAGCTCAAGCAACTGCTGGGCACCTACGGCTCGTCTGGCCAGCTGCAGCAGGACCCGTCTCCCACCGAGGGCGGCATCTTGGCCACCAAGCACTTTCAGCTTTGGCAGTCGGTTACCCGCCTGCCGCAGTTCGAGTACATCCTGCAAAGCTACGACACCGCGTTCACCGAGCGCACCACGGGCGACCCGACCGCCTGCACCGTCTGGGGCGTGTTCTCGCACCGAGGCCTGCGCAACGCGATGCTGCTGGACGCCTGGGACGAGCACCTGTCTTACCCGGACCTGCGCGCCCGCGTCATCCGGGACTGGACGTCGCAGTACGGCGCGGACGCCAGCCCCAAGGCGGGGATGCCGACCAAGGGCAGGCGGCCCGACCGTTTGCTGGTCGAGGCGAAGGCCTCGGGGCAGTCGCTGCTGCAGGACCTGCGGTTGGCCAAAGTCCCGGCCGTTGGCTACAATCCCGGGCAAGCGGACAAGGTTTCGCGGGCGCACCAGGCAGCGCCAACGCTGGAGCTGGGGTTGTTGTGGATTCCCGAGTCCACCAAAAACCCCGGGCAGCCAGTCAGTTGGGCGGCCACCTTTCTGAAGCAGATCGCCAAGTTCCCTGTCGCAGAGCACGATGACTACGTGGACACCTTCACCCAGGCAGTCATTTTTCTGAAAAACGATGGCTGGTTCGAGCTGCCGCAAGCAAGCGACGCGGACGAGCCAAGACCGTACAAGAAGGAAAGGTCGAATCCTTATGCCGCCTGACACCCCGTCAATTTTTTCTGTCTCGCCGTACTCGCGCGCAATTGCACGCGAAATGTACCCGGGACAGCGCGGCCAAAACGACCAACAAGACGCAGCCAGGCACATGCTGGCCGCTGGCACGATGGCGCGCAAGTACGGCCCAAGAGTTGCCGAGCTGGCGGGCAAGGCGCACGAATACGTCGAGTCGCCACTTAAGGCAATGATGATGATGCTGGGCCGTGGCCAGATGCCACCGGACTACGAGCAAGACCTGCACAACAACGCGCTGGGAATCGAGATGGCCAATCGCGCCCAGTCCCAGCGTGATTTGGAGGACTTGGTCCAATCGATGGCTGAGCGATCGGCAACCTCGCAAACACAGGGTCGCCCCTGGGTGAACAAAGCAAAGGGCGGCGCAGTGACCGCCCCAAGGAGTGCCAATATGGCTGACGATTTAAACCGCCCGTTCATCGGCTACCGCTCCGCTGGTCGCCGCCCCGAGTCCCAGCAAGACCGCCGTGCCTCCGCCGACGCTCCGCTGGCTGCGCTGCGCGGGATGGTGTCCGGTGTGCTTGGCGCTCCCGGCGACATCGAGTCGCTGATCCGCATGCTGCCCGGTCTGTCCGAGCAGACTGTGCTGCCGACCAGCGAGGATGTGCGCGGCCGTTTGCCTGGACGCTCTCTGGAGTCGACACCGGTGGGCCGAGCCGCAACGGAGCTTGGCACGCTTGGCGGCGGTTTCTACACTGGCCCAGGCTCCCCATTGCGCGCCGTCGCTGCGCTTCCGTCGGCGGTGTCGCGCGCTGGGCGTGACTTTGCGTTGTCCGCAGGTCAGCCTGCCGTGAACGTGGTTAAGCCTAATGGTGCGCGATCACTGACCGAGATGTTTTCGAAGTATGCAGCACCAGAATCAACCGGCAAACAGGCCGCACCAGGCTCGCACGCTGGATTATTTAACCAATGGTTGACGGAGCAACCAGAGGATGCAATCACCGCAATCAATCGCAACATTTTTTCACGCAAGAGCGGCCCAAAATACGACTACGAGCTTCGCATGATGCCGATTGAAAAAGCAAAACCCACCCAGGTTGGCGAAAATTACCTTAACGATTCAAGTCGTTACACAGCCAAAGAACTCAAGACAAAAGATATCTACAGCATTCATCGTACAAACGATGCGCTGCCAATCATCCTTGACGAGGCTGGCAACATTTCCGACGGTAACCACCGGCACGCGGCAGCCGTCCTTAATGGCGAGAATGTCATCCCGGCTTTGGTGCCTGTTGGGGAAGGCAGCGGAAAAGTTATTAACCTACCTTCAAATGTTGATAAGCCCGGATTCTCCCAAGGCGGCCAGGTTCGCGGCTACGCCGAGGGCGGAATCGTCAGCAGTATTGATCCGCCAGCTCGCGGCTACGACTGGCAAGCAATTGCCGATGCGGCCAAAGTCTCGGGCTTGCCAATCTCCAGCTTCATGTCAAGAAATTGGGACAAAATAATGGGCGGGATGTACAACTTGGCCCCAGCTCCCGTTGTTCAGGTCCCAACCACAACCACGCCAAACAACAGCAATTACAGCGGCGGCAGTGATGGGGATTCAACAGGAAACAATTTTGGTTTGGATGGCATCGGCCTAAATACTGGTGGCCTTAACACGAGCGGAATTCAAGGCGTTGTCAGCCAGGCCATGATGGACGCCGCTCAAATCGCAATTGGCCAAGTGGCCAATGCCATAAGCACGCCAAACACCCCATCTCAACAAGCGGCGATTAGCGTTTCAGACTTGGGGGTAGCGTTGGATGGGACAACGGGCCCAAGCTCAGCAACGGGCATCGGTGTGGGTAGTACTGCCGGAATTAACGCCATGGACGCCATGAGCGACGCAGCCTCGGCGGCAGGTAACGGTGGCACCGCCGGTGGTGTTTCCGGTGTTGGTGTTGGCAGCTCGGACGGCGTAAACGGAATGGATGCATCCAGCGACGCAGCCTCGGCGGCATCAAGCGACGGCGACGCAGCCTCGGCTGACGGCGACGGAGGTTCGAGCTCCGGAACTGGCGACGGTGGCGGTTCAAGCGCGGGAGACGGCGGTGGCTCAGGTGATGGCGGAGGTAGTTCGGGAGGGGATGGTGGCGGCGATGGCGGAGGCGGCGATGGCGGAGGTTGGGCAAAAGGCGGTCAAATCAAACTGAGAAACTTGGATAAAAAATACGCCAAATCATTAACAAAGCGAAAAACCAAGTTTTTTGCAGGCGGCCAAGTAAGTGGTGCGAATTTCCCCACATACGACTTCGACCCGGATAGAATCGACGCAATTGTGGGCGAGCTCCACGCAATGAACGCAGGCTGAACAATATGGCAGATCAACTCTTGAACGACGGCGAAGACGAGAATCCATCTGACGACGCACAGCGCGGCGAGTCTGTCTCGCTCCCTGGCGACGACGAGATGGACATCCACGACACTGATGACGGCGGCGCGATGGTTCGCATCGGCGACGACCGAGATGTGGTGGACAAGAAGGCCCACTTCGCCAACATTGTGGAAGAGGTCGACCAAGGCATGCTGGACGACGCCGTGGTGGACTTGATCGACAAGATCGAGCGCGACAAAGACGCTCGCTCCAAGCGCGACAAGCTCTACGAAGAAGGCCTGCGCCGCACGGGCCTCGGCGACGACGCCCCCGGTGGAGCTCAGTTCTCGGGCGCGAACAAGGTTGTGCACCCCATGCTGGTCGAGGCCTGCGTTGACTTCAGCGCCCGCTTCATGAAAGAGGTGTTCCCGCCTTCTGGCCCCGTGAAGTCCAAAGTGCTGGGCACCGTGGATAAGGAAAAGCTGGACAGGTCGCGCCGCAAGACCGATTTCATGAACTGGCAGACCACCGAGCAAATGCCCGAGTTCCGTGGCGAGCTCGAGCAGCTCTCGACGCAGCTGCCCTTGGGTGGCGGCCAGTACCTCAAGCTCATGTGGTCGCCCCAGTGGCGTCGCCCCACCTCCGAGTTCATCGCCATCGATGACATGTACCTGCCGTTTGCGGCCACTAACTTTTACTCTGCCGAGCGCAAAACGCACGTGCAGTACGTGACCAAGGCTGAGTTCAACCGCCGCGCCAAGGCTGGCATGTACATCGACGTGGACCTGGGCTCACCCGATCAGATCGATTTCAGCCGCGCGACCAAGGCCAACGACAAGATCGAGGGCCGCGAGGACACCAGCTACAACGAGGACGGGTTGCGCACGATCTTTGAGATTTACACGCATCTGGACTTTGGTGACGGCATGGAGCCGTACATCATCAGCATCGACAAGTCCACGCGCCAGGCGCTGAGCTTGTATCGCAACTGGGAGCCAGAGGACAATCGCCGCCGCGAGCTGGAGTGGATTGTCGAGTTCCCGTTTGTGCCATGGCGCGGTGCGTACCCGATTGGCTTGACCCACATGATCGGCGGCCTGTCTGGCGCGGCCACCGGCGCTTTGCGTGCATTGCTGGACTCGGCCCACATCCAAAACATCCCCACGCTCTTGAAACTAAAGGGCGGCCCTGGCGGGCAGACGATCAACCTGCAGCCGACCGAGGTGGTCGAGATCGAGGGCGGCGCGCTTGTTGACGACATTCGCAAGCTGGCCATGGCGCTGCCGTTCAACGGCCCGTCCCCCACGCTGTTCCAGCTGCTCGGCTTCTTGGTCGATGCTGGCAAGGGCGTCGTGCAGACCTCGTTCGAGAAGCTGGCCGATCAAAACGCCAACGCACCTGTCGGTACCACGCTGGCGCTGATCGAGCAGGGCATGGTGGTTTTCAGCTCCATTCACTCGCGCTTGCACAACTCGATGGAGCGGGTGTTCAAAATCCTGCACCGCATCAACAGCGCATACTTGACCGAAGAGGACATCAAAGCGGATGCCGCCGGCCTTGACGTCAAGCCAGAGGACTTCGACGGTCCGATGGACGTGATTCCGGTCAGCGACCCCGCCATCTTCAGCGAGGCTCAGCGTTTTGCCCAGGTCACGGCCGTGCAGCAACGTTCAGCGATGTTGCCGCAGATGTACGACGCGCGCAAGGTTGAGGAGATGTTCCTGCGCAACCTGAAGCTCAACCCTGGCGACGTGCTCAACCCACAGCCGGGCGAGGACGATGTTGACCCGGTAAGTGAAAACGTGGCCGCATCGCTTGGCCGCCCTGTTTTTGTTCTGCCAAAGCAGGACCACATCGCGCACATCCAAACGCACCTGGCGTTTTTGAAGTCGCCTTTGTTTGGCTCAAACCCGGCCGTGGTGAAAACCTACCTGTACCCGATGGCTCAGCACCTGCGCGATCACTTGCTGAACTTCTACCTCACGCAAGCTCATGAGGCCGTTCAGCGTGCCGAGTCCGAGGGTTTGATCACGGACGAGGCCAGCCAGCAGGTGAAGGTGATTGTTCGCGTGCAGCAGGTCATCGAGCAGCAAATGGCGCAGTTCGCCCAAGAGCTGGCCCAGATCGACCAGGCCGCCCAGCAGTTTGCGCCTCAGCCGCCGCAGATGCCGCAGGACAAGAGCCTGGAAGTTGCCCAGATCAACGCTCAGGTGCGTCAGGCCGACAGCCAGCAGCGCGCTCAGTCCGATGCCGCACGCTTGCAAGTCGAACAGGCCAAGCTCTCGCAAAAGCAGCAGGCAGACCAGCAAGCCTTGGCCGACAAGCAGCAAGCGCGCATGGAAGAAATGCAGGTCGCTCAGTTGCAAGAGGCCATGGAGAACGAGCGAACAGCCGCCGAGATCGACGCGCGTTTGCAAATGAACTCGGACGACAACGCCACGGCCATGCGCCTGGCGGCCGCAGAGATTGCCTCCGGCGAAAAGGTCGCCGTGAGCACAGGCACGGGCATCAACCCGGGCACACGTTAATTTTTACAAGGAGCATCCCATGAGCGACAAACCCACCCAAGGTACCGTGCCAATGAATGGCGCACTGGTCAAGCAACACCACCGCATGGCTGCCGGTCAGCCCGTGACCGGCCAGACAACGCCGGCCGCCCCATCGATGCCAAAGACCCCTGCCTGATGGCCGTCGAGGACCGCCTGCTCGGAAAGCTCAAAGCTGACCAGCAGGCTTTTGCGTTTGAGGCTCTTAAACGCCCGGTCGAGCGTGACGCTTTCGAGTACGGATACAGAGTGGGCATGGTTGCTGGATACGAAGCAGCCATCAAAGCCCTGCTTGATCTTCTGAACGACGAGCGCCACGGCGACCGAGACCTGTGATTTGCACGGGTCTGTGAGATTTTTTTGATGGCAGCCGTTGTGGCTGCCGAAACAACTGCTGAAAGGAGCAGAGCATGAGCGAAGCATTGATCGAGGCTTTTCCGGATGCCGACCCAGGCATCACCCCATTTGGAAGCCGTGTCTTGGTGCAAATCCGAAGCCCCAAGAGCAAGACCGCCTCTGGCATCATTCTTGACAGCGGCTCCCGCGACACCGAAAAGTGGAACACGCAAGTGGCCAAGGTGATCAACGTCGGCGCGCTGGCCTTCAAGAACCGAAACACCATGGACTCCTGGCCAGAGGGCAGCTGGTGCAAGCCGGGCGATTACGTTCGTGTGGCCAAGTACGGCGGCGATCGCTGGGAGGTTCCCATGCCCAACGGCGAGTCCGCCCTTTTCGTGATCTTCAACGATCTGGACATCATTGGCCAGGTGACCGGCGACCCGCTGGCCATTCGTGCGTTCATCTGAGGAGCGGCACCATGAACCACGAACAGATCGCCCGCGTTTGCCATGAAGTCAACCGCGCTTATTGCGAAGCCCTGGGCGACATGAGTCAGCCAGCCTGGAAAGATGCACCGCAGTGGCAGCGCGACAGCGCCATGATGGGCGTCAAACTCCACAGCGACAACAACGTCGGCCCCGAGGCCAGCCACGAGAGTTGGATGGCGCAGAAGGTTTCCGAGGGTTGGGTGTACGGCCCCACCAAAGACCCCAAGGCCAAGACGCACCACTGCATCGTGCCATTTGACACGCTGCCCCGCGAGCAGCAAGCCAAGGACTTCATCTTCCGCGCTGTGGTGCACGCTTTGCGTCCAGTGGCACCTGCTGAAGACGACTTCCCTCTTGGCAAAGCCTGCGACCTCTCCGGCGAAGGCAATTGCGAAGCCTGCCAATAACCCCCCAGCTGAAAGGAGCTGAAAATGCCAATTCTGAAAGAAGACGACGAGCGTCCCGACAATGAGGAAATTGTCATCGTTGAGGACAAGCCCCGTGCCGAAGATCAAGACGACGACCGGCGCTTAAGCGAGAACGAAGACGACGACGCCCCGGGCGACAGCAACGATCCCGAGCGCAAGGCCATCCAAGAGCGACGCCGACTGGAAAAGATCGAGCGCAAGAAGCGCCGCGACGAGGCCATCAGCCGCGACAAGCTGGAGCTGAGTTTCCTGCGCAAGCGCAACGACGAGCTCGAGCGCCGCATCGGCAGCGTTGAGCAGCGCACGCACCAAGCCGACCTGTCTCAGTTCGACGCCCAAATCAACGGCGCTCGTCAAGAGGCAGAGATGGCTGAGCGCGTGATTGCTAAGGCCGTGGCGGCTGGCAACGGTGAGGACGTGACGCAGGCGATGCGGTACCGCGACCAAGCCATGCAAAAGGCGCAACAGTTGGCGTTTGCAAAGCAGCAAGCAGCCCAGCAGCGCCAGACAAAGCCAGCGGACGGCATGGACGACATGACCATGCACTACGCCAAGGAGTTCATTCAGGACAACCCTTGGTATGACATGCAGGGCAAGGACGAGGACAGCGCAATCGTGCTGGCCATCGACGGTGCTTTGATGCGCGAGGGCTTCAAGCCCGACAGCGAAGAGTACTGGGACGAGCTGCGCGACCGCGCCGCCCGCCGTTTGCCCGAGCGTTTCAAGCAGACCGAGCGTCGCAACGACCACGGCGAAGAGCGCGCAGCCCGCGAAGAGCCGCGCCAGCAACGCCAGACCCGTGGTGGCCCAACGATCGGCTCTGGTCGTGAGCACGCTCCAACATCGACCCGCACTGAGGTTTATGTGAGCCCCGAGCGAAAGCAGGCATTGATTGATGCTGGCGTTTGGGACGATCCTGTTTTGCGTCAAAAATACGTGAAACGCTACGCCGAATATGACCGCAATAATCGGGCTTGATTGTTTTTTAAAAATCGCAAGCCTATAATTTCCCCAATCGCTGAAAGGAGCGAGAAAAATGTCCGATGAACGCTTAAAGAAATCTGCTGGTGACAACCGTGAGAGCCGTGCGATGGTAGATCGCGCCGCAACTGAATCACGTGCCTTGTCCGATGACGAGCGGGTTGAAATGTTCCGACAGCAGTTTCACCAGTCCTCTCTTCCGGACTTGCCGAAACTTGATGGCTGGCACACGTGCTGGCTGACCACAACCAACCCAAGAGACTCCATCCACATGAGAATGCGGCTGGGTTATGAGCCACTGAAGCCTGAGGATGTTCCAGGCTGGGAATATGTCACCCTGAAGACGGGCGACTGGACTGGCTTTATTGGGGTGAACGAGATGCTCGCTTTCAAACTCCCGATCAGCTTGTACGAAAAGTACATGCAGGAAGCTCACCACGACGCGCCGATGCGCGAAGAGGAAAAGCTCACCGACACCGCTGATTTCATGGAGCAACAAGCTCGCGCTTCTGGTTCACGCATGGATGCGGGTGATGGCATGACGGAAATTGGACAACGCAGGGACGCTCGTTTTGAGCTGACCTGATTTTCTGGTTCATTCATCAATCCCTCAAGGAGAACGCTAAATGTCCTCGACAAGCGCACCTTTTGGCTTTCGCGCCTCTTACCACAACAGTGGTCAGATGCGTCCCAAAGCCTACACCGTAGCGAGCACCTACGCCGCCAACATTTTCTCGGGCGACCCCGTGAAGTTGACCGACGCTGGTGTTATTCAACTGGGCACCTCTGACGGCACCCGTTCCGGCACTACAGACGGCATTACCCTCCTGGGTATCTTCGCTGGCTGCCAGTACCTGGACGCGACCGGCAAGCCCACCATCAGCCCCTTCTGGCCAAGCGGCACCACAGGCACTGAAATCACTGCCTGGGTGTTTGATGATCCAGAAACGCTGTTCGATGTGCAGTACAACAACCCCTCCGCTGGTACCACCGTGCAAACGGCTGTCGGCGAAGAGTGCGACTGGACTGTTGCCTCGCCTGGTGGCTCAACCCAAACGGGCCTGAGCAACACCTACCTCACCGCCATCCAGTCGACTTCTGGCCAGTTCCAGATCACCGGCTTCGGATACAACATCAACGACTCGCTGACTGACGCTTATGTCACGGCCACTGTTCGCATCAACGAACACGCCTACAAAGCAGCGGTCAACAGCATCTAAGGAGGGCTGAAACATGGCAACCCCAATGCGCAGTACGGACTTCCGTTCCGTAGTCGAGCCCATCCTGAACGAAGTGTTCGATGGTGTTTATGAGCAACGTGCCGACGAGTGGAAACAAGTGTTCCGCGAGCAAAAAGGCATCCCACGCAACTACCATGAAGAGCCCGTCTTGTACGGCTTCGGCGCAGCTCCTGAGCTGCCCGACGGCATGGCAGTGACGTACCAGTCCGGCGGCGTGCTGTTCTTGCAGCGCTACCTGTACAAGGTGTACGGCTTGGCCTTTGCTTTGACCAAAGTTTTGGTTGAAGACGGCGACCACATCCGTATCGGCCAGACTTACGCCAAGCACTTGGCTCAGTCGCTGATCGAGACCAAAGAGACCCTGGCTGCCAACATCTTGAACCGTGCATTCAACGGCGCGTACACAGGTGGCGACGGCGTGGCTCTGGTTTCCACGGCTCACCCCATCGTCAACGGCACGTTCAGCAACCAGCTGTCCACCGCCGCTGCCCTGTCGCAGACGTCCCTCGAGCAGATGCTGATTCAGATTCGCAATGCTGTGGACAACAACGGCAAGCGCATCCGCCTGACACCCAAGAAGATCGTCACCGGTCCTTCCAACGTGTTCTCGGCTGAAGTGCTGCTGAAGTCCGTGCTGCGCACTGGCACCGCTGACAACGACATCAACCCTGTGAAATCGATGGGCTTGCTGGCCGAAGGCCAGGCCAACTTGTCGCGTATCACTTCCACCACAGCCTGGTGGGTTCAGACCGACGCTCCCGAAGGTCTGAAACTGTTGATGCGTCGCGGCCTGGAGAAATCCATGGAAGGCGACTTCGAAACCGACAGCATGCGTTACAAGGCCACAGAGCGTTACGTTCTGGGCTGGACTGACCCACGCGGCGTGTTCGGCACATCCGGCATCTGACGCGGACTTAACGGGCTTCGGTCCAATCCAAAAAGGGGGCTTCGGCCCCCTTTTCTTTTGTTGGCACACCCTTTAAAATTGGGCCAAAAGGGTTGTTTATGCCATACAAAATCGACGTAGTTGGAATATACAAAATCGTTAACAAGGCCACGGGGCATTGCTACGTTGGCCAATCTCAATATGTCAAAAAAAGGCTTAAAGAGCATTTCAGGCTGCTTCGTTTAAACAAGCACCCAAACGGGCACTTGCAAAATTCTTACAACAAATACGGGCTTGAGAATTTTTACGGCTCAATTGAAATTGAGTGCGATAGCACCGTTGATTTAGACCAGCTTGAGGAGATGTTTATTTCTGGGGCTGCTTGGTTTGATCAACCCACTGTTTACAACATTGCTGATTTTGCTAAAGCTCCAATGCGTGGAAAAACGCATAGTGCCGAGGTAAGAATGCGAATCAGCGCAGGAAGAAACGCAACAACATTTGACTACAGAAGTCCGGAATATCGGGAAACTTTGTCAAGAGCGCAAATGGCACGCTTTCATTCAGACCAAAAATTTATGGCAAAAGTAAAGTTTATATTGGACAATTCCGACCTGTCATATGCTGAGCGTGGAAGACGTCTTGGTGCCGACACAAGCTCAGTGCGAAGGATTGCGCTGAGGTATCAACATCTCAAAGGAGTACCGTAATGGCTCAAACTCGATTTTCCGGCCCCGTTGCGTCTGATAACGGCTTTATCGGCACAGTCACCGGCAACGTCACGGGCGACGTTATTGCCACCAACCAAGCCCTGTCTGGCGCTGGCGCTGTCAATTTGACAGACATGCTCACCAGCCTGACAAGCACTGGCTCAGCCCAGGCGCTCACGTTGGCCAACGGTACTTTGGGTCAACTCAAAATCATCAGCCACGTTGTGGACGGCGGCTCCGCTGTGCTGACGCCCACCACCAAGATTGGCTTTACGACCATCACGTTCACCGGTGTTGGCGAGTCCGCCATGCTGGTGTACACCGCTGCTGGCTGGGCCATCGTTGCTTTGAACGGCGCTGTTGCGGCCTAATTCAAACCGGGGCCTTGACTGGCCCCGGCTCCATCATTCAAACAGGAGCGCAACATGGCTGACGCAGTAACTTCTCAAACAATCCTTGACGGTGAGCGCCTGTTCATCGGCAAGTTCACCAACATCAGCGACGGCACCGGTGAAACGGGGGCCCTCAAGATCGACGTGTCCACACTGGCCCCTAGTGCATCGGGCAACGCCTGCAACGGCATCAAGATCAACAAGATTTGGGCTCAGACTTTTGGCATGTCTGTGGATATCCTATGGGATGCCACGACCGATCTGCTGTGCGAGACCATTCCCGAGAATCAGTTTTACTTGATGGACTACAGCTCGTTTGGTGGTTTTCCAAACAACGCTGGCGCAGGCAAGACTGGCGACGTGCTGTTTTCAACTGTGGGGGCGGCATCGGGCGACCGGTACACCATCACCATTGAAGGCATCAAAACCTACAATGTCCCAGCTTAACACTGGGCGCAAAGGTAAATCGTCATGGAGATGATGCTTTGGAATGTGGCCCTCAGTGCAATTGTGGCGGTCATGGGATTTTTGCTTAAGAGCAAGTTTGACGAGCTGGATCGGTTGAGTATTTTGCTCAACCGCACCCGCGAAGAGGTCGCTCGAGACCACATCACTCGCGCCGAGTTCAGGGCGGACATGCAACAACTGCTTGATCGGTTTGACCGAATTGAGCGCAAGATCGACAATTTAAAAGGTCATCCCGAACGGGAATGAAGGAGCGCATCATGGGCTGCACATACGTCAAAGAGTTCGACTTCGGAACCAAAAAAGCCGATGGCGGCGTGGTGAAATACGCCAAGGGTGGCAAGGTTCAAAACCCTGGCATGCTGGCCGACAACAGCAATCTGGGCATCAAAGGCAACAAGAACCCTGGCATCAAAGGCGCAAAGCCTGTGGCTCCAGACCTGCCCACACTGAAGCTGGCCAAGGGCGGCGCTTGCAAGTCCGCCTACGCAGAGGGTGGCAAGGTCCACAGCGATGCGGCGATGGACAAGAAAAGCATGGTCAAAGCTGTGCACAAGCATGAGAAAGCGCTGCACAAGGGCGAGCCTTTGACCAAGCTGGCCAAGGGCGGCAAGGTTCCACGCGTTGAGGCTATGGAAAAGCGCGAGATGGCCGAGACTCCAAGCATGCGCCGCGAGTCGGCCATGAGCAGCCGCAAGGTGCAAGCTCCCGTGCGCAAAATGGTCCCCGTCTCTCCCCGTGAGCCGATGTTGGCCATGAAAAAAGGCGGTAAAGCCTCGATGTGCTGATCAGTGTGAGCAAGGCGGCAGGTTTGCCGCTTTGCGTCCTCTTGATCTACAATTCCCAAAACCCTCAAAAGGGCACGCTGGAACGGCGGCCATCTGACGACCCAACACGGAGTTAGCATGGCCTTTTCCGGCAGCATAAGCAACACGACATTCAATGCACTGAAGGTGGTCGATACCGCCTTTCGTCGTTGCCGCCTGCCAGCGCAAGCGATCACAGCGGAAATGCAAAGCTACGCGCTTGAAGCCCTGTATTTGCTGCTGAGCGACCTGGCCAACACCAAGACCCCGAGCTGGTGCATTGAGCGCCAGATTTACCCGTTCTACGAGGGGCAGCCCATCGTTACGCTGACGAACGGCACCGTTGAGGTGTTGAACGCAAACCTGCGCACGCTGCAGGAGCTGACCGGCACCACCGTGGCGCTGTCCCAGAGCTACACGGTGGACTTCACGGACCAGGATGGCGGCGTGGGTACCGTCAACACCGTGGGCGTGAAATGGCTTGGTGCTGCCGTGGACTTGACATTCCAGACCTCGCGCGACGGAATCATCTGGGCCACCGTTGGCACGCAAACAACCGAGGCATCTTCTGGCGAGTGGACATGGACGGACGTTGTGCCTGCGCTGGCCAAAGAGTTCTTCCGCATCACCAGCACCGCGCCGATGCTTCTCGAGGAGGTTTACCTGGGCACGCTGCCGCAGGAAATCCCCATGGGCCCTTTGAACCGCGACACCTATGTGGCGCAAAGCAACAAGGTGTTCTTGGGCCGTCCGCTGACTTACTGGTTCCAGCGCGACCTGCCTCAGCCCGTGATGAACTTGTGGCCAAGCCCGAATCTGGCGGCCGAGCACCAGCAGCTGATTGTGTGGCGTCACCGCCACATCATGGACACGCAAAACCTGCGCCAAGACGTCGAGGTGCCTCAGCGTTGGCTTGAGGCGATCGTGGCGGGCTTGGCCTCGCGCGTCGCCGCCGAGACTCCGTCGGTGGACCCATCGCTGGTCGGCATGCTGGACCAGAAGTGGTACCTTGCGCGTCAGGCTGCGTGGGACGGCGACAACGACGGCTCGCCAACGTACATTAACCCCGGCATCGGCTGCTACACGAAGTAAGACATGCCGCGCTTTATTGACCCCACCGGCGAGCCAACCTACGGGATTGGCATTTGCGCGCGTTGCTCGCGCAAGTTTCGGCTGGCTGAGCTGCGCCCGGACCCAAACTACCCGGCGTTGATGGTCTGCGATGAGGACACGGACGACTATGACCCTTATCGACTGGCCCCGCGCAAGGAAGACCAGATTGTTTTGCCGTTTGTGCGGCCCGATGTTCCCGTGACAACCAGCCCTTCCGGCGTGATCACGCAAGACGGGTCGCGTTTTGTTGTGACTGAAGATGGGCAGCGGTTCATCTACATCGTGGATTAAAAAATGGCAACCGTTCCATCAAACCTCATTCCGGTCAGCATCACGCAGCTTCCCGTTCCTGTAACGCCCGCCTCGGAAGACACGCTGCTGGTTGGCGTCTACCAGGGCGTGACCTACAAAATCCGCGCCGGTGACCTGTTGCAGGTGGCCGGTGTTCCTTTGAGCCGCCAGGTGATCGCTGGCACGGGGCTTACGGGCGGAGGTGCGCTGTCCGCAAACGTGACCCTGTCGGTTGCCCCGGGCGGCATCGGCACCGCGCAGTTGGCCAGCTCTGGCGTGACGCCTGGTGTGTATGGCGACGGCTCGAATGTGCCGCAGCTCACCGTTGACGCCACCGGCCGCGTGATGGCTGCGACGTCGGTGCCGATCTCGATTTCAGGCTACGTGCCTACCAGCCGCGAGGTGATCGCTGGAAACGGCCTGACCGGCGGTGGCCCGTTATCCTCGAACGTCACGCTTGCTGTGAATTACGGCGGCACGCCGCTGGCCGGTACCGGCTCGGGCTCCGCAGGCGCGGCGCTGACCCTCTCGCGCTCGGACCACCGCCACCCAGCGGTTGATCTGGCCGACCAAACGCAGATCGATGGCATCTTGCCGATCGACCAAGGCGGTACAAGCCGGAGCCTCACGATGCAGCCTGGCGCTGTCGTTTGGTCCGGTGGTGATGGTCTCTACGTTGGCACGGCGGGTGTGAGTGGTCAGGTGCTGGTGTCGGGCGGTACCGGCGCACCCACATGGGGCTCGGCGCTTGTGGTGTCCCCGCAGATTGCAAACTCTGTTTTTGCCGGCCCAACAAGCGGCAGCTCAGCAGACCCGACATTTCGCACGCTGGTGAATGCCGATCTTCCCGCCTCGGGCGTGGTGGCCGCAACTTATGGCTCCGGCTCTTTGGTGCCTGTCCTGGTTGTGAACAGTAAGGGTGTGGTGACCAGCGCCAGCAGCACGGCCGTGACGCCCGCTTGGTCCAACGTGACCGGAACGCCCACCACGATTGCTGGGTACGGGATTGTTGACGGCGTGACGCTGACCGGCGCTCAGACGCTGACCAATAAGACGCTCGGATCAGGCTCAACTTGGAATGGTGATGCGGTGGCTATCTCCTACGGCGGCACCGGAGCAACTACAGCCTCGGGTGCTCGCACGAATCTTGGCCTCGGCACTATGGCCGTTCAGAACGCCAACTCAGTGGCCGTGACCGGCGGGGCGATTGACGGCACAACCGTTGGCGCTACGACGGCGGCTGCGGGCAAGTTCACCACCATTAACGCCACCGGGCGCACAACGCTGCCCGCTTCAACTTCAGGGTTAACGCCTTTGAATATTGCTGTGGGAGCCACACCCTCAGCACCTGTGGACGGTGACATCTGGGTGGAGGCGAACGGCCTGTTTGCGCATACTGCGGGTTTCACAAACCAGCTTGACGTGGACACCAATATGTCGGGTGTGCTCAGCATGCCCGGCATCACCATTACCGGGAGTGGCGCAACTTTTAATGCCACCTCGGTGCAGGCGTTTTTGTTTTCCACCGCAACTTTCACTGGGGATTTTCGCAAGTTCACAATTCCCGCCGCCACTGGATTGGCGTTGGCAGATCAAACAACCACCTACTTGGTTGTCAAATACAACGGCGGCAGTCCTGTTTTTGATGTCACGCTTAACGTGGCCGACATCAACGGCTCTGATGTGGCGGGAGCAGCGTTGTTGTTCCGCAACGGCACAGAGGTGCATCACCAATCGGTGAACTGGGGCCTAGCCCCCGCGAGCCGTAACAACAGACGCCTGATTCAGACCCGACGGTATGAACGGGGTATGGGTTTGTCTTTGGGCGAGTCAACAGGCAGGGTCATTACTTTGACCTCTGGCGTGATCTGGTACGGGGTGACTGAATACCTTGAAACTGCGCAGACCTCCGCCTCTAACAACACCGAGTTTTGGTATCACGTGGCGGGCGTTTGGACCAAGTCGGTCGTTTCCGTTTACAACAACAGTCAATACGACAACGGCACAAACCTGGTGACGCTGTCGGGAGCGGGTACTCAGTATGCGGTGAACTGGGTGTACCGCTACATTGATGGTGACGCGCTGCCCAAGCTGGCATATGTGCTAGGCGGGGGTAACTACAACCTGGCCCAGGCGGTAGCCTCGGGCTCACCCGCTCCGCCCGCTATTTTGTCTCAGATGGCGATTTTGGTCGGGCGCATCATTGTTGCGCAGGGTGCGTCCACCGCTACGCAGATTGACTCCGCATTCACGCAGGTTTTTGCTGGAACTACGGTCACCGATCACAACGATTTGTCAAGCCTGCAAGGCGGCACCGTTGACGAGTACTACCACCTGACTTCTGCCGAATACACCGGCACGGGTGCGGGCGTGTTTGTGCGTGCGAGCTCTCCTGTGCTGGTCACGCCCAACTTGGGCACTCCGAGCGCGCTGGTCGGCACCAACATCACCGGAACCGCGTCAGCTTTGACCGCTGGCAAGGCCACCAACCTGGCCGGCGGCGCGGCTTCTCAGATTGCGTATCAGACCGGTGCAGGCGCAACCGGGTTCATTGCCAACGGCACGGCGGGGCAGGTGCTCACGTCGGCGGGCGCAGGCACACCAGTGTGGTCGGGTATTTCCGGCGGCACGTTTTAAATTTTCAGAGGAAAAACCATGTCACAAGCAGGCTTCACACCCATCCAGCTCTACTACTCGAGCACCGCCTTTGCTGCGCCATCCGCTGGCAACTTGGCTAATGGCGAGTTGGCGCTGAACATCACGGACGGCAAGTTGTTCTACAAGGACAACGGCGGCTCGGTTCAGGTGCTGGCCACCAAGGCTGGCGCGAACGGCGACGTGGTGGGTCCTGGCAGCTCAACGGACAACGCTCTGGTGCGCTTCGATACAACAACGGGCAAGCTGGTGCAAAACTCGGTGGGCATCTTGAGCGATGCGGGGGTGCTTACCGGCCTGACCGGGCTGACGTCGTCTGGCTCGATCACGTTCTCATCGTTGACCTCTGGCCGTGTGCCCTACGCCACAACCGCTGGTCTGTTGACTGACGACGCGGACCTGACGTTTGATGGCACCACCCTCGCTGCGGGCGGGTTCTCTACTGGGGGCTCCGTCACTCTCACAGGCGGCACAGCCAACGGTGTGGCCTACCTCAACGGCTCCAAAGTACTGACCACTGGTAGTGCGCTGACGTTTGATGGAACGAATTTTGGTGTTGGTGCATCACCTTTGTCTGGTATCAAAGCATATTTTGCATCTCAGTCAGGAAATAACACGGTACGTTTGGACTGCGGGCCGGGCGGCGCTTCAACTTCAGATTTAACTTTTGGTGCATATGGTTTTTCCGCAGTGGCTGGTCTTCGTTTTGAGGATGCAAATGCACTTCTGCGCATGTATGGGGATGCCACTCGTGCACTCGCATTTAATGCAAACGGCTCCGAACAAATGCGCCTGACCAGCACAGGTCTGGGTATTGGGACGAGTTCACCTGCCGTTAAATTGGATGTGGTGGGGGCAATTAGTTCTACTGGAAATATCAGATCGAACGGCAAAGCCTATATTGCGTCAAATGGAACAATCAATTGGGGCACTACTGGTGCAGATGGCATCTTGTCGTGGGACGCCTCAAAAGTTTTGATTTACGGACTTGCCGGTAAGGCTATTGAGTTTGGAACCAATAACGCTTTTGCCGCCACCATTGACACCGCAGGCAACCTCGGAGTGGGGGTTACTTCACCCGGAGACAAGCTGGAAATAGGAGGTGCCGGTGCCGGGATTATTTTGGCGAGTCCCAATGGAACCCGTTACCGAATCACAGTAAGCAATCTTGGTGTTTTAATCGTTGCTGCCGCATGATTGAGCAAGTTCTCACCCGCCTGAACAACATCCCCGCAGACAAGGTGGCTCACTTTGCTGCCGGGGCCATCCTGTTCGCTGTCGCGTTACCATTCCTTGGCGCTCAGTACGCACTGACCCTTGCGGTCATTGCAGGGTTTGTCAAAGAACTCTACGACGCACTGAACAAGGAAAATCACACCCCCGACATCTGGGACGCTCTGGTCACTTCGGCTGGCGGCGTTCTGGGGTATTTCTGCACTCTTTTTTAAGGAACCACCATGACTACATTCAATTGGACCATCACGCAATGTGACCGCTTGACCTCAGACAACTTCATCACCACAGCGCACTGGACAGCCACCGCCGTGGATGGCGACTACACCGCGTCCATTTACTCGACCTGCACCTTCTCCAAGCCCGAATCCAATGTGGACCTGACGCCCTACGATGAAGTGACGGAGCAAGACGTGCTGGGCTGGTGCTGGGCTGACGGCGTGGACAAAAACGCCACCGAAGCGGCGCTGGCGCAAAACATCTACCTGCAGAAAAACCCCGTGGTGGCCGCTGGCGTGCCTTGGGGAAACCAATGAACCTGAGTGACCTGAACCCATTGGCCGCGATTGGCGGCAAACTGATCGATCGTTTCTTGCCTGACCCAGCGGCCGCAGCAGCCGCAAAGCAAGAGCTGGCACAGATGCAGGAGAACGGCGAGCTGGCGCGGATGGCCAACGAGACCAAGGTGCTGGAGATTGCCAACGCCAACACCGACAGCGCTCGGAACATGAACGCCACAGTGCAAGAGTCCGTCAACGCATCGTGGTTGGCCAAAAACACCGCCTACGCGCTCGACATTGGGATTGTTGCGGCCACCATTTTTTTGGCTTGGTTTGCCTTCATTAAAGGCGTTCCGGAAGCCAACAAAGAACTTGTTTACATGGCGCTTGGCTCTCTCATCACCATGTCTGGTACGGTTTTGAACTTCCACCGTGGAAGTTCTCAAGGCTCCAAGGATAAGGGTAGTGAAATCCAAAAACTGAAGGACACGAAATGAAAGCTAACTTCGACTCCGCGCTGAAAGCCGTTTTGCACCACGAAGGCGGCTTTGTGAACCATCCCGCCGACCCAGGCGGCATGACCAACCTTGGTGTGACCAAGAAGGTCTGGGAGGAGTGGCTCGGCCACCCTGTTGACGAGAAAGCCATGCGTGCGCTGACACCTGAGATTGTGGGCCCAATGTACAAGGCCAAGTACTGGGACAAGATAAAAGGCGACGAGCTGCCGGCTGGTGTGGACTACGCCGTTTTTGACGCCGCCGTCAACAGCGGTCCAGGCCGTGCGGCAAAGTGGTTGCAGGCTTGCGTTGGCGTTGAGCCCGATGGCGGTATTGGCCCCAAGACGCTGGCTGCCGTGGCATCTTTTGACCCTGCCAACTTGGTTGAGGACTACGGCAAGCGCCGCCTGTCGTTTTTGATGGACTTGCAGAACTGGGACACATTTGGCAAAGGCTGGAGCCGTCGCGTCACAGAGGTGGCGTCCGTGGCCGGCAACATGACCGCCTGACGCCTGTTTCCCAAAATGTTCGCCGAGCCCTATAATTCCCGCAACAACGCGCCAGCTGGACCAGCGGCTTCATAACCATTTGGAGTCCCCATGTACACGATGACGTACAGCAGCTTGCTGGAAGATGTGCGCCGCTACCTTGAGCGGGGCTTTACCGCTGAGAGCGACCAGATCGTTTATGAGCAGCTGCCGCGCCTGGTCACACTGGGCGAGCGCCGCATCTCTCGTGAGCTCAAGATTCAGGGCTTCATTCGCGCCGTTCAAACCCCACTGCAAATTGGCCTTGCCACCTACCGCAAGCCCGACCGTTGGCGCGACACGATCAGTATGACGCTGGACGGACAGCCGATTTTTGCCCGCGCCTATGAGTATTGCCGAAGCTACTGGCCGGACGAGGCCGAGACGGCTGTTCCGCAGTTTTATGCGGACTACGACTACAACCACTGGCTGATCACGCCAACGCCTATTGCTGCGCAGACGCTTGAGGTTCTCTACTACGAGCAGCCGCGCTTTTTGGGCGAGGACTTCCAGACCAACTGGCTGACCGAGTACGCGCCCGACTTGCTGCTGTACGCCACATTGCTGGAGGCCACGCCGTTCCTGAAGAATGACGGGCGCATCGGCACCTGGCAACAGATGTACGACCGCGCGGCCCAGGCGCTCAACGGCGAGGACCTCAAGAAAATCATGGACCGAAGCGCCCAAAGGACTGAAGCATGACCACATACACCGACGTTTTCGGTGGGGCGAACATTTACCCCAGCGAGATTGATTTCAGCTCGACGGCCTTGGCGGCCGACATTACGCTGAGCTGGCCCGACGAGACCTCGACAAGCTCAAACCTGGCCACCAAAATCATGGACGTCACACCGGCGTCCGCAGGCCTGTCCATCACACTGCCGCCCGCGAACGGTACCGGCACCGGTCAAACCATCCTGTTTAACAACCGTGGCGCATCGACGTTCACGGTCAAAAACGCAGCCGGCACCCAAATTGTCACCGTGGCGTCCGGCACGCTGTGGCAGGTCTACCTGACAGACAACAGCACTGCGGCCGGAACATGGGTTGCTCTCCAGTACGGCGCAACAACATCCACGGTCAACGCCTCCTCGCTTGCCGGCAACGGTATTGTGGCCACCGGAACGCTGCTCTCGCAGTCCGTTCCCGTCACTGAGTTCAACAGCAACTACAGCGCAGGCGTTCAAGACCGAGCGCGCATGTTTGTCTGGACTGGCGCTGGCGGAACACTGACGCTTCCGGCTCCCACCACCGTCGGAAACGACTGGTTTTGCTACTTGCGCAACTCGGGGTCTGGCGCGATCGTGGCCGACCCAGCGGGCACCGTTTTCATTGACGGCAGCACAACACTGTCTTTCCAGCCTGGCGAGTCGGCCATCATCGTCTCGGACGGCATCAACTACTACACGATTGGCTTTGGCCAGTCCGCCACCTTCGCATTTGACTACACCTCGATCAACGTGTCCGGTACCGGAAACTACACGCTGACCGGTACCGAGCTCAACCGCATCGCCTATGGATTCACTGGAACGCTGACGGGCAACCGAAACATCATCGTTCCGGCCACAGTGCAGCAGTATTGGGTGAACAACGAGACCACGGGCGCGTACAACTTTACGGTCAAGACGTCTTCTGGCGCTGGTGTGCTTGTTGCCTCTGGCTCGCGCTCCATCTTGTACTGCGACGGCACCGATGTGGTCAACGCCGATACGGGCGGCCTGGCTGTTCCCATCCAAGTGTCCGACGGCGGCACTGGCGCGACAACGGCAGGGGCGGCTCGCATCAACCTTGGAGCAACGGCTGTGGGTGATGCGGTGTTTACCGCCGCCACTGGCGCGGCCGCTTATGCCGCACTGGGCGTTGCGCCATCTGGCGTGGTGGTGGGCGGGACTTTCTGATGCCAACGCAAATCCTCAAGTCTCAGCCTGGCATAAAGCGAGACGGTACCAAGTTTGATGGCGACTTCTATGTCGACGGACAGTGGGTGCGGTTTCAACGTGGCCTGCCGCGCAAGATTGGCGGGTACCGCTCAATCTCCAAGTACCTGACAGAGATTTCACGCGGCTTCATGAGCTTCACGCAGCAACTGTTGCAATACTGCCACAGCGGAGGACCAAGCACGCTTGAGCGCTTCACGATCGACGCCAGCAAGAACGCCAGCCTGATCACCAGCCGCACACCTGTGGCTGTGGCAGCGACAGGCACGGTCACGCTGACCGGCGGCGCATCTGGCTCTGTGAACGGCATCACCGTGAACGGCGTGCAGATCATGTCCGGCGCGGTGTCCTTCACGACAGACCTGGACACCACGGCTGCGGCTGTGGCGACAAACATCAACCTGCACACATCGAGCCCTGATTACAGCGCCGTGGCCGTTGGTTCGGTGATCACCATCACGGCAGTGACGGCTGGCGTGGCCACAAACGGATATGCGGTTGTCGCAGCCACAACTGTGATCACGGCCACGGAAACCGACATGGTTGGCGGCTCTGACGCGCTGACGGCCTCGGATGCCAACAAGTGGATGTTTCAGGCGGTGTTTGATTCATCGACCGCTTACAACGCGCTGCTTGCTCACGTCTCGCCCAACGGACGCTGCTTGTGCAACGACGTGGGTGGGCAGATTTTCTACGGCGATTTGCTGGGCACCGCACCTTTGAAGAGCGTGCAACTTCCCGCTGGGGCTAACGTGACGGGCGGCATCGTGGCGCTGCACCCCTACCTGTTTTACTACGGCACAGCTGGAATCATCGGCTGGTCCGTAGCTGGCGAGCCAACCGACCTGACCGGCTCTGGATCAGGTATCGCCCGTGTGTGGAGCCAAAAGATCGTCAAAGGCATGCCTTTGCGTGCTGGCTCTGGCTCTGCTCCGGCTGGAATCTTCTGGGCCTACGACGCGGTTATTCGTGCCACATTCAGCGGTGGCGCTACGGTGTTCCAGTTTGACACGATCGCCACCGACACATCCATCATGTCGGCAGACTCGGTGGTGGACTACGACGGCGTGTTCTTCTGGGCTGGCGTGGACCGGTTTTTTATGTTCAACGGTGTGGTGCGCGATGTACCCAACCAGATGAACATCAACTACTTCCTCGAAGGCCTGAACCCCCAGCAGCACAGCAAGGTGTTTGCTTGGAAGGTGCCGCGATTTGGTGAAATTTGGTGGGCTTATCCCAAGGGCGACGCCACTGAATGCACGCACGCCGTGATCTACAACGTGCGCGAGAACACTTGGTACGACACTGCGCTGCCGGTGGTAGGCCGCTCGGCTGGCGGATACAACAACGCATTCATGGCTCCCATCCTGGTGGATGCTGTGCCAACGGCCAGCGGCTACCGCACCTGGGTGCATGAGCAGGGCGTGGACGAGATCGACGGCACGCTGGCCGCCCCCATCCAGTCTTACTTTGAGACCTCCGACCTGTCCTCGATCGTTCAGGGCCAAGACGGCTATCTGCGCATCAGCACCATCGAGCCGGACTTTGTGCAAAAGGGCCCAATGACCGTGCAGATCACCGGCCGTGCCAACGCGCGCGCACCCGAGGTGACGAGCTCAATCTTCACATTCCCCGAGCAAGCCAACCTGCCTTACGAGCAGATCGTGATGCTCAAAGAGCAGCGCCGCGAGTTGCGTGCGCGCTTTGAGTCCAACGCGCTGTACGGCGACTACCAGATGGGCCAGATCATTGCGCACATCGAGTCTGGCGACAGGACGGTGCTGGGATGATCATCACGATGCCAACCGGTATGGAGCTGCTTGACTGGGCGTCTCAGATCATCATCGACCTGGATGCCTACGGCTCCTTTGGTCGTTTGGACGACGCAAGCCACTGGCAGGACTGGGGCATGCAGTTTTTGAACAACACAACGATCGGCCGCAATTTGCCGATTCCTTACGGATTTACTGACTGGCGAGAATGGGCAGAGCGTTTGGTGGGCTCGTTGTCATGAAATACATCGGAACTCAACGCGAGAATGAGGCGATTGAATGGGCCAAAAATGTGCTCAACATCGAAGGCCCGACTGGTTTTTGCCGTGCATTGTCTGCAGTTGATGCCGCCGGGGAATTTGTTTTTGTTGTGGTGCTTTCAAACTTCACAGAGACAAACGTGGACATGCACACTTCCGCCAAGCCTGGTGCCAAATGGGCCACGCCGCGCGCTGCCGTTGAGATGTTTCGAGGCGTTTTTGGGTATGCTTTTGATCATTTCCAGGTGCAACGCGTGACAGGCCTGGTGCGTGCAAAAAACACAGCTGCTCGTCATTTTGACGAGCACATTGGATTTCAGCTCGAGGGCGTGATGCGCCGGGCTTTTAAGGACGACGATCTTTGCGTTTACGGTTTCTTGCGCGAGGATTACATTTCACACAGATGGAATCGGAGTAAATAATGGACAAACAAACAATCATGGCGCTGGCGGCCAACAACCCTCAAGTCGCGCAAGCCGCAGACATCATTGAGGCCCGAATTTCCAACATGCCCGGCATCACCGAAGAGATGATTGACCAGTTGGTGGCCACCCTTGAGTACGTGCTGCAAAACCCGCAAAAGTACCCAGAGGTTCGCGAGGCCGCCATTCAAGCTGGTTTTGGCTCAGAGCAAGATTTCCCCGCTGAGTTTGACCCAACGCTGATTGTCTCCATGCTGGTGGCGTTGTACGAAGTTCAAGCTCGTTACCAAGGGGGGCAGTCGCAGGCATTTGCCCGGGGCGGTCTTGCCCAGGCCGCCAGCCGAGTTGCTGCAGCTGGCCGTGGTGGTGACAGCATGTTGGCACACATCAATCCGCGAGAAGCAGCCATGCTGGCGCGTATGGGCGGCAGCGGTACCGTCAATCCAACCACAGGCTTGGTTGAGTTCAAAGGAGGCATCGGCAAACTTATTGCTGCTGTTGCTCCTATAGCGTTGTCGATTTTGGCTCCAGGCATCGGTACCGCAATCGGCGGCTTTATTTCTGGCGGCGCGTTGGCTGGAACTGCGGCCAGCATGCTTGGCGGCGCAGCGATCGGTGGCCTGTCCTCTGCTGCCGCAGGCGGTGATCCACTGAAGGGCGCGCTCGGCGGCGCGTTGGGGGCAGGCGCTGGCGGTGCCCTTGGTGGTGCTATCGGCGATGCAACCGGCATGACGCTGAGCAACACGGCGCAAAACGTGCTGGGCAGCTCTTTGATTGGCGGCGCTCAGAGTGCGGCCAGCGGGGGCGACTTCCTAACCGGCGCTGTGCAAGGCGGTGTCGGCGGCTATGCTGGCAGCGCGCTTTCTGGGGCTGCTGGGGGCTTTGATGGCAAGCTCGGCGCTGGGTTGCAGACCGCAGGCCAGCAGTTTGGCAACGCGCTGACCATGGGGGCTGATGCAAAGCAGGCGCTCACGCAAGGAGCGCTTTCTGGCTTGGCTGCGGCTTATGCCGCCCCATCGGCACCAGCGCCAAAGTCAATCTACGACATCACGCCCGCCGAGACTGGCGGTATTGGCCTAAAGGCACCGTCCGACCTGGTGATCGAGGGCTTGAAAGTTCCTCATGTCAACACAACTAGCATGCCAGAAAGCGGCCTCAGCACAAATTACAGCCTGACCGGTGGAAACACGCCAACGTTCAGTGGGCCCGACAGCTTCACGCCGGATTACTCGCTGGCTGGACCATCAATGACTGACTCGGCATCTGCTGAGCCTTACACTGGAACAGGCCTCAAAGCATCCCCGCTGAACACGATTGCGGCGCAAACAACTGACGCGACCTCTTTGGTGCCCAAAGCACCAGCAGGAACGGCCAACAAGGGATTCAGCCTTGGCAACGCCGCATCAATGCTGCCTTTGCTCAGCATGTTTGGCAGCGCGCAGACGCCGGAAGAAGTGCAGCAAGTTGTGGCCGGTATGACGCCCGAGCAGCAGGAATACTTCAACCGTCCGATGCGAAGCTGGAACTGGGACACACTCAGCGCGGCGGCAAAAATGCAAAACCTGCCCGTCGGTAGCTACATTGCTCGCAACTGGGACAAGGTTGGCGGCGGCATGTATGACCAGTCAACTGAAGAGCCTAAGGCCTTTGCCCGTGGCGGCGCTTTGACCCGATTGGCCCGTGGCGGCGGCTCTGGCCGTGATGACACCATCAACGCCAAGCTGTCGGACGGAGAGTACGTGATGGACGCCGAGACCGTGGCGCTGTTGGGCGATGGCTCAACGGATGCAGGGGCTCGCCGTTTGGACGAGATGCGGGCTAAAATCCGTCAACACAAAGGCAAATCGATGGCCCGGGGCAAGTTCAGCGCGAACGCCAAATCGCCGTTGGCATATTTGAAAGGCGCTTAACATGCCCAGCTTGTTCCAGGGTGACCCCCAAAAAGCGACGTCTTACGTCACCAGCACCACCGAGACACCGAAGTGGCTGCAAGATGCGATTTACAACCAAATCTACCAGTCCACCAACGTGGCCAACACGCCGTTTACGCCTTACGGCGGGACGCTGGTGGCCGGTGCAACCCCGCAGCAAAAGCAGGCCTACGACGCGGTAAGCGCCAACTTTGGGGCATTTCAGCCGGCCCTGGCAAAAGCGCAAGAGGGCGTGCAAGCACTGTCAACTGCGCCTGGCGGTATGGCGGCGGCATCGCCTTACATGACGCAGGCCGCAGGCATGAGCCCACTGCAGGCCGCGCAGCCTTTGCTGTCGCAGGCCACAAGCACAAGCGGCGTTAACGCGGCGCAGCCTTACCTTGCGCAACAAGCTGGACAGCTTGGTGCGATTGATTACGGCGCAGCCGGTTCGGCTTTGTCGCCCTACGTGCAACAAGCCATCCAAAGCAGCGGTGTTGGCGCGGCATCGCCATATTTGAACCAGCAGGCGGCGGCTCTTGGTGGCGTTGACACTGGTGCCGGTGCTCGCACGCTCTCTCCGTATGTGCAAGAAGCGATGCAGACAAGCGGCGTCGGCGCGGCGTCTCCGTATATTTCGCAAGCGGCTTCGCAGCTTTCAGGCGTTGACACCGGTGCCGGTGCTCGCGCGCTCTCGCCGTATGTGCAGGCCAGCCTTGAGGGCTCTGGCCTGACCGCTGCGGCCCCGTACATGCAGCAGGCTGCACAAACATCTGCACAGGATATTGGGCAGTTCTTCAACCCCTACACGGAGTCGGTGACCAACCAGATCGCCAAGCTCGGTGCGCGCAACCTTTCAGAAAACTTGCTGCCTGCGGTGTCGGACTCTTTCATTCGCGCCGGCCAATTCGGCGGCACGCGCATGGGCGAGTTTGGCAGCCGTGCATTGCGCGACACGCAAGAGTCCGTCATTGGCCAGCAGTCGCAGGCTTTGCAAGCTGGCTACGGCCAAGCGTTGTCCGCCGCTCAGCAAGAATCAGCTCGCCAAGCGCAACTGGCATCTACCGCTGGCAGCCTGGGCACAGCTCAGCAGCAAGCCATCATGGCCGGAGGCCAAGCTCTTAGCTCCGCTCAACAGCAGGCCGCCCAACAAGAGATGGCGCGCGCAGGACAGACAGCACAACTTGGCCAGCAGTTGGGTGGCCTTACTCAAGCCCAACAGCAGGCCATCCTGTCCGGCGGCCAGGCGCTCAGCGCTGCTCAGCAACAGGCCGCTCAACAGGAAATGGCGCGCGCACAGGGCTTGGGCCAAGTGGGCTCTCAGCTTGGCCAACTCACGCAGGCACAGCAGCAGGCAATCCTGTCTGGTGGCCAGGCCTTGTCGTCTGCCGAGCAGCAGGAAATTTCCCAGCGGTTGTCCGGTGCGGGTCAGGTTGGCCAAATCGGCGCTCAGCTTGGCGGTTTGACGCAAGCTCAGCAACAAGCCCTCATGAGCGCGGCTCAACAAACGGGCTCGCTTACCGGACAGCAGCAGCAGTTGCTGGCGACTCTGGGTTCCCAATCCGGTCAGCTTACAGGTGCAGACCTGCAGCGCCAGCAGTCGGCGTTGCAGCAGATGGCGGCCATGGCCCAGCAGGGTCAGCAGATGCGAACAACCGATGTGGCTGCACTGGAGGCCGCAGGGTCTGCCCAGCAAACACAGGCGCAGCGCGAGGCCGACGCAAAGTACCAGCAGTACATGCTCGAGCAGCAGTACCCCAAGTCGCAGCTCGACTGGTTGTCCACTCAGGTTCGCGGCATGGCCCCCAACGTGCAGTCGTCCACCACGCAGGGCACAACAAGCACCGGGGCATCTTACTCGGCGTCTCCGTTGCAGCAATTGGCAACCGGACTGTCGGCATCTGCCGGTCTGAGCAAGCTGCTCGGCTAAAAATCCCAGGAGAAAAACATGGCATCGATTTACGACCTGGCCTCAAACTACGGAATGACGGACGAGATGGGAAACTCTCTACCCGTCCAAGAGGCTCAATCAGCGCCTGCGGCCGTTGCTTCAGCGCCAGTTTCCGCTCCCTTTGCTGCACTTTCTGCAGCACCTGCCGCTGCTCCTTTTGGCCTTCCCACAAGTGACCGCAATCAGGCGCTCATGTCCATGCTGGGTAAGTATTTTCCACAGGGCGACGAGTATGGCGCTGAGTTGAAGGCTGCGCGTGCCACGATGACCAAAGAGTCTGAGGCTTTCAACAATCTTTTGCAAACAGCCATCAACCAGCCGCAGGAATCGGGCCCAAGCAAGGCTGAGATGTATTTCCGCTTGGCTGCCGCTTTTGGTGCACCAACCAAGACCGGCAACTTCATGGAGTCGCTGGGCAAGGCTGGCGAGGCCGCAGCCGTCATGAACAAGGAGCAACGCGAGTCGGCAACCGCTGAGCGCGCTCGCAAGTTGCAGTTGGGCCTTGAGGCCCAAAAGCTGCGCATGACCGGTGCCAAAGAGGACCTGACAACGTTGCGTCAACTGGCATCTGAGGGCATGAAAGACAAGCGCACGATCGCCACTGAGCTGATCAAAGACTATGTGAAGTCCGGGCAGCCAGAGTCGGCCGCTGGAAAGCAGGCCAAAGACGAAGGGCTTGTTCCTGGCTCTGCGGAGTTTCAAGCTCGGGTGGCAAAGATCGCCGAAAACAACGTCAGCCAGCAGCTCGACAGGATTAATGCCACGCTGGCCAACGTGTCCGTGGCGCAGGCCAATCAGGCGTTGGCTCAGCAGAAGTTCAATTTCCAAGAGCAGCAAGCCACCAAGCTGACCCCTGCCGAGGTTAAGTTGAAGTCTGAGGCCGAGGAAGCGCTGACTGGACTGGACTCATCTATCACTTCTTTGCAGAAGGCTTACAAGCTCAATCCAAATACGTTTGACGCTTCATTGATGAACAAAGCCCAGCGCAAATTGCTGGAAGAAACAGGCTCTAAAGACCCCAAGGTGCAAAACACACGGGAAATGGAAAACCTGCTCAGCTCCGGTGCGGTTGAAAAACTTAAAGCGTCGTTTGGTGGAAACCCAACCGAGGGCGAGCGAGACATTTTGCTGAGCCTGGAAGGCTTGGGTGCCAAGAGCATTGAAGAGCGCGGCAAGATCATGAAAAACACGTACATCAAGCTCAAAGCTGTGCGTGCCGCTCGTCAGAAGCGCCTCAATGAAATCAGCTCTGGTTTGTACCGCAACACTGGTGAAGTCGACACTGGGGGACTTGAATAATGGCCGATCAACTCACCGGCGCTGCACGCGCATTTCTTGGCCAAGGCCTGGGCATGGGCTGGGGCGACGAGGGCGAGGCCTGGCTTCGCTCCAAACTTGGCGACAAGCCTTATGAGCAGGCGTTGAATCAGATCCGCCAAGAGTATGCGCAGTATTCCAAGGAATCGCCCGTGGCATCCACCGCCGCAGAGTTTGCCGGCAGCATGGCTCCGGCGGTTGGCATGATGTTTGTGCCCAGCGCGCAGGCAGCAGGTGCCGCACAGGCGGCGCGCTCGACAGGTGGGGCCCTTGCCCGCTTGGCAGGCCTTGGCGCGGCCACCGGGGCGGTGTCGGGTGCTGGGTCGGCCACAGAGGGCGACCGGACAAGCGGGGCCGTGACGGGAGCAACACTTGGCACAATTCTTGGTCTTGGTGTGCCGGTCGGACTGCGCAGCGCCAAGGGCGCGGGTTCTTGGCTGCGCGAGCGGCTGGCACCCAGCGAGGCCGGTGCTAAACAGCGCGCCGAGCAGATGCTTTACGACGCCGTTGTAAAGCGCTCAAAGATGACGCCTCAGCAAATGGAAGCCGCCATGAACAAAGACCGCGCCATGGGGGTGCCGTCCGTCTTGGCTAATTTAAGCCCAGCGACGGCCCGCCTGACGCGCGGTGTTGCCAAAGTTGGCAGCGAAGGCGCGGACACCATTGAGGATGTTCTTGGCAAGCAAAAATTTGGTGCACGTGAGCGCGCCTACTCGCAGGTAAAAAAAGGCCTACAGCCTGGCGACTATTACGCCGATGAGGCGAATCTGGTAAAAGATTTGCGCAGCCGAGCACAGACCGTTTATGACGACGCTTATGCCCACGGCGATGTGGATGACCCGCGCATTGTTGAGGCGCTGAAGAACCCGCAGTTTCAGGCGTTTTTCCAGAAAGCGCGCAGCATTGCCGACACAGAGGCAACGGCCGCCAAGTTGCGCGGCGAGGACCCCAGCCGCTTTGCGCTGCCTGAGATTTACAAGCCCACCGGAAAATTCACTGAGTCCGGTGCCGAGGTTTTGGAGCTGACCAAGCTGCCCGACGTGCGCACGCTGGACTACATCAAACGCGGCATCGATGCCAGCATTGATTCTGGTTTCCGGGGCCAAGGCATGTCCACGGCAGAGGCCAGCGCCCTGCGCAGCCTGCGTAAAGAGTTTGTAAATGCAATTGACGAGAACGTGCCAGCCTACCGCGCGGCCCGCCAAGAATACGCTGGCGACATGGAAGTGATCGACGCCATGCGCGCAGGCATGAACGATTTTGGCAAGCTCGACCATGAGCAGGTGATCGACATGCTATCCAAGATGGGCAAGGCTGAAAAAACAGCTTTTCGCACTGGCGTTGCCCGCGATCTGTATGCAACCGTCATGCGCCCATCCAACGAGCCAGACGCTGCACGCCGCATCATTGGAAGCCCAGAAATGCAGCTTAAGCTGCAGCCGCTGTTTGATGATCCTGCGCAGTTCAATTTGTTCAAAAACGCACTTGAACGCGAGTCGGTTTTATTTAAAAACGCATCCCGAATTTTGGGCGGTTCCGACACAGCTGAAAACCTGGCGATTAAGGAAAGTTTGTCAGGCAGCGGGTCGTTATTTGACGCATTGGACCGGGCGGCAACAGGGGGAAATTTCACCAACTCGCTGGCAGGCCTCGCCCTTACAGCGCTCAGCAAGGGCCAGATGGCATCAAGAACTGCCGATAAACTGTCAGATATGCTTATGGCCAAAGACCCAGCCGAAGTGGCTGCCGTGGTCAGGTATTTGGAGCAGCACGCAGCGGGCCTGGCACCCAAGGCCGTCCAATCAACAGCCGCAGAGCGCGGCGCGGTCATGGGCAGCACGTCCACCGTTTGGCCCGCCCCACAAGTTGAGTCCGGTCAGCGCGGCGGCATGGGCGGCGACATTGAACAAGACATCCGGACCGACGAGGCGTTTCCAGCGTCGGCACCTGGTCCGGATATTGAGTCGGATATTGAGGCGGACCTCAAGCCGAAATGAGCAGTTGTCTCCTGTTCCTATTGGGAACCTTGCCCCGCCCTAACCCGGCGGGGTTTTTTGTTGACCATGTGTTTTCTTGGGCGCAACTGCGGGCCCGACTTTCGCCCAGAATATTGCTGGCAACCATTTAATGTGCCGTTCTGGTGGAAGGTGTATTTTTAATACATACCGCACGCCAAAAAGTTTTATGCTCAGTCTCATGTGTTTTTCTCAATTAGCTTGGCTTCGATGGCGTCCATCACATCGCGCCCAGAGTAGCCGTCAACATCGCCATGCGGGTCTGCGTTTCCTATGGTGTACCAAATGTGATCGCGCTCTTCATCCGTCAGCCCGACCCACGGCTTTCGATGCTCAGCCTCACGCTCCAGCCGCTCATTGCGCGCCCGCAACAAACGGTTCTCGCGGTCCAGCTCGGCGACCAGCATGTCGAGGTTTTGTTCGTCTGGTGTCATGCTTTTTCCCCCCACATAAGTTTGCGCCAAGCGCGGTAGATGGTTGTGCCACGCCACCAGATTCCAGCGAGCGCGGGCATGTTGACGTGCGTGACTTGGCCTCCACCGGAGATCTGCACCAGCGGCTCAAACTTGGGCCCACGAACCTCCAGCTTGAAGGCTGGTGGTGATGTGCCGATGCCAAGGATTCCAGTCGTGGAAAGCCGCATCGTGGCAGGGCCGCGACCAAACGCGGTGTCAAGGCTGTTCAGGTGCCTTGCGCACATCTCGGCCCACTCTTGCGTCTGGAAGATGTACCCATCTGCGCCGCCGATTGACAGCATGCCGTCGGCGCTCAAGCGCATGGCTTCGCGGGGCGTGTAGTAGACCTCCCAGTGGTCGTCTACATGCTCGGCAATCCAGCCTTGCGACCAGCTGTTGGGGTTTGAAAACCAAATGTGTGTCATAGCTCCATAACCTCCACATCGTGCGGCTTTTTCTTGCCCGCGAGTATTTCGTGAATGCGCCGCTCGGTTTCCCGGTGCGCTTTAATCATGGTCCTGGCAGGCAGGACTTCGAGCAGGTCTCTGTAATCGGCCAGCACGCCGCGAACTGCTTGGATGCCTGCGCCGTCCAATCGAATGTTTCCACCGGACTTGTGGCGTTTGCCTGCCATGGCCATGGCCGTCACAGCGTCCTGCAGCAAGCCAGAGGCGTCGGTGATTTCGACAGGGTCACCATCGCAGTCAAGCCACGGGCCGTTGTTGACCAGCGTCTCCATGATGTTGACCGCGTCGCTGACCACGCGCCAGTCGTCGGTGGTGGGCACCGGTGCTTTCTCCATGGCCTCAAGACCTTGGTGCATGCGTGTGAGCTGGTGCCTGCGCAGGTGCTCGGCCAACGGAACGCTGGGGCTGGCCAGTACAACGTCAAAAAGGGTGTAGCGGTAGACGTAGACCGTCCGCTTAAGTTTTTGTTTTTTCATGGTCCGGCGATTTTTTGTGCGGCTCGGTGCAGCCGCGCGTTGAACCAGCGCCTGATCGCATAGCTGCGCACCAGGCTGATGATGGTGAACCAAGCCCCGATGGCCAGGTTATCCGACAGCGGCAGGTGAATGCCAAACATCGGGAAAATTGCAAGCTGGCTGGCCAGCGCCACGCCGTAGCCGATCACCACGTTAAACATGGACTCGATCAACGATGCAGTGCGGGACTGGTTCATTTCAGCAAAGCCATGATGAAATAAAAACCAAACAAAACACCGTTCATCCAGTGCTTTCCGATCCAAGAAGCCAAGAACACGTTGCTGGTCAGCCAAAGAATCTGATACTCAGTCATTTGTTTGGCTCCAATAATTTCTTGACATCTTCGTACACGTCGTTCCGCGCGTGGTTGTCGGCCTCTTGCACGGTCCAGCCTGCGTAGCGCATCTCGTTTTCGCAACGTTGCAGCAGCTCATGCATCTCGCGCAAGCAGTCTGCAGCCTTGCCATGCAAAGGCACCTGCATGGTTTTTTCCAGCATGGTGGCAAGGCGCAAAGGCTTTGGGAGTTGACTCGCGCGCATCAGCTCTGCGGTGTCTTCTTCACTGGCATACAGGTCGAAATAATCGTCAGCTTTTTGAAATGTGGGCGAAATACTCATGTCTTTTCTCCTTTCGCGTCCTCAAACATCCAGTCCTCGACGTCTTGCAGTCGGTATCGGACGGGGCTGCGGTGCTGGCCACCAAGTTTCAGAAACTTTGGCCCGTGGTTTTTAAGCCGCCAGTTTTCCAGTGTTCCGGTGCTGACTTGCAGCAGATCTGCCACTTGCTGCGGCGTGAGCAGCTGGTTTTCAAACTTCTCCATATTGCTCTCCAGGTGGGCCGCTCGAAAGCGGCCCGGGGTTATCACTCGGCAGCGGGCGTGGTCTCTGCGGCAGGCGTTGCCACTGGGATGTTTTGCGCCTCAGCTTGCGCCTTGGCCTGGCTCTCCAGGTTGTTCAAGAGCACCCAAGCGTTTGTCTTGGTGGGCAGGTCGCCCAAAATGGCCTGCAGGAAGTTGAACTCGCTGACGGTCAGCTTAAGGTTGATGGTTTGTTCGTTCATGGTTTTCTCACTTAGGTTGGTATGTGCCCAAAAGCACAGGGGTTGTTTTTACTGTTGCACGAACCAGATCGGCCAGCTCGTTTGCCATTTCCTCTTCGTGCTGCTCCAGATTCTGGACACGCAAAGTGATGGTGGGTTTTTCGTTGCCGGTGCGAATGCCAAGGCGCAGCACAAACAAGCGCGATGACAGGCCGTGGTACGGCACGGTTTCGAAGTAAACCAAGGTGGGCAGCGGCTCAGTGCTGGTCGCTTGGATGCTTTCAAAAGCGCTGCGGCTGGCGGCGTGCTGCTTCTCGGTGTTCTCCATCTTGCGCATGGACTCAATGCTCACCTTTCGAACAGCGGCGATGGCTTTGGCTGGCGAAATGGTGCCCTCGTCGTTGAAACAGGACACCATGCTGGGCCAGTCCTCCAAAAACTCGGCGATCGTTTGCTGGCTGTGGGCTTGGCCTCCCGACACCGTAAGCATGGCCTGAAATGCAGCCGTGCGGCGAGCCTCAAGCACGGCCAGGTTGTCGGCTTGGCCCGGATCTTCTGGTACCCCAAGGTTCAGGACCGCTGTGGCCGACATGGCGTCGGCGTTGACAAACACCGTGGCTCCGATCTCGGCGTGTGCTTCCACGTAGTTGGCAAAGTCTAGCAGCGCGTTGGTCTTCATCACACCGATGGCGCGGCGGCGATTGGTCTGGTGTTTTTCCAGGTCATGCAGCCGAAAGTTTTCTGGCAGCGCGGTCACAAAAGGTGCGCGGACATTGTTGTTGGCGGCGGTGATGGCCTCTGACAGTTGCAGGGCCTCGATGGCGTCTTTGTCGATCATGTCAGCTCCTTAGACCAGCTCACCCTGCTTGCCCATCAGCGAAGGCTGAGCGAGCGAGAGAGCGCCGTACTTGCCAACGTGCAGGACGGTGGCGCGTTTTTCTTCTTCACCAGACTTGCCGTCCAGCGTGGGCTTGACAAACTTGAGCGTGTGCTCGCAGCGCACCTGGCCGGTACCGGGAATCTGCGAAAAGGACAGCTTGATGTTGACCTCGCCGACCTTGTCGTGGTCGGTACAAGCTGCGGCCACTTGGGACAGTGCGATCGAGAGCTTGCGCTCAAAGATGCCGCCGTCCAGATCGGTGAAGAACTCGGACACGTCTGTTGCGGCTGCAACGCTGATGGGGGATGGTTTGTTGTCGCTCATGAAATGCTCCTGGGTTTAAATTGCGTCTGCGTTGTCGTTGTTGGCAACACGCTCGATGGGCACACCGGCCTCGACATAATCGCCGACGTCAGCAGTGCTGGGGTTCTCAATCACAAAGCGGTCCTTGACCAGGTGGCGCAGCACTTGGGCTTTGCTGCCTGCGCGCACAAGGCGAATGGTGTCGCTGCCGACTTCGCGGATGAGGTAAATGCGGTATTCCATGAGAGGTCCTTAGAAACAGTTGGTTGTGCAGTTGCTGCCGTAGCAGCAGGTTGTGCAAGTGACAATTCGTCCGTTTTGCATGATGGTGTGGGTTGTGCATGCAGCCCAAGTGGTTGTGGCAACGGCGGCAAGCCAAATTGCAATTAATGTTTTCTTCATGAAGTTCTCCTGTGAGTAAAAAAGGTGGGCCTACTCGCTGCGTCTGACCTCGGACCGTATGAGATCGTCGCACCAGCATCCGCTTTCGGCCCGTAAATCAGATGGGGCTGTCGTGCTCTTCGGCTGGTTGCTGGCCAGCCGCATTGGTGGTTGGCATGTCGATCACGCCGTCGTCATCGCGCGGCGAATCGTGCCAGTGCTGCTCATCGGCCGGCGCTGGGGCCTGTTCCGCGACCTTTTGCAAGCGACTAGGGCGCTTGGCAGCCGATGGCGCTTCAGGCGCTTGTGCGGCCTCTGGCGCGGTTTGCTCGGGCATGAACAGCTCGTCGTCCTCTTTGATCATGCCGTCGATGTCGGTGGACAGCGGCAAGCGCTTGCTGTGGCGTCGCACCACGGTCTTTTTAGCCATCTCGGCAAAGTCGGTCTGCCATGGGCCTGAGTTGCCCGAGCGGCTGCGGGCTCGGATGGCGTTGACGTCCTCGACGCTCATCACCTCGCGGGATTTTTCACCATCCTTCATGGTGACGATGGAGTAGACCGCGATCAGCTTGCCCCGGTTGGAGAGCGAAGGCTTGTGCGTGATGTGCTCCTCATCGCCCAGGCAAAAATCAAAAGCGTCGTGTTCGTAGACCGCCTGCACCGACCAGGTGCTGATCTCGCCCGAGTTGCGCACCAGCTTCATGATGCCGGCAACCATTGGCATGAACTGCGCTTGGTTTTTGAAGGTGACGATTGCGCCCTCGCGGCCGTCGGGCAGCAGGCCCATCTGGCTGGCGCGCATGGCCGATGCAAACAGCGTGCGGCGATCAGCATCCAGCAGGGAGGGCGTCATCTGCACAGCGGTCATCACGACGCGCACAAATCGCGCCGGGTCCACGTGCTTAGGAAGGGCGGCCGCAAACTGCGGCTGCATGGCGGTCAGCTGGTTTCTGACCTGGTCGACAACGGTAAGTTGGCTCATATTTTCTCCTGTACTCCGGCCAGTTCAGCCAGACTTAAAACCGGTGGCCGACCGGCGGCGGTGTTGCTTGTTTTCAAACAGTGTACCATCACTTAGTGGGCTTGCGTGGGTTTATTCGTAAATTTCTGAAGCCTTTACGCCCACCGTAGGATGTGCCCACCATGTTCTCCGTGATCAGCGTTGGGGGCGTCTCTGCCTGCATGGCGGCGCTGACCGTCCAAGCGCCGGTGAGCACCTTCTCGGCGTCCGCGATGTGCTTGAAAATTTCGGCCTTGGCCACGTCTTTGTCGTCCTTGGCGTTGGCCTCGTCGGCTGCGGCTTTTTTGTACCGCTTAATCAGATCGGCCAGCACATCGTCACTGCTGGCGTCCAGCACCTTGCCGGGCTTGGCGTACTGGTTCAAGCGGATCAGCACCTCGGCATCGCCTGGCATCACTGGGTCGGGCTCTTCGCCTGCGTCCACCGTGCGCCAGAAGTCGGCCACCTTGGCTTTGATCGCGGCGATCACATCCTCGTCGCGCAGGCGCTCGATCACCACACCTCTGTTGCCGCCGATGAATGCGCCGATGAATGCGCGCTTGAAACCCGACACAGCCATCTGGTGCTGGACTTGCAGCTCAATGTGAATTGGGGCCTCTACTGAGCCATCTTCGTGCTCCAGCCATCCATCTCGAAACGCCAAGTAATCCACGTTTTTAATTTCCAGATGGACGGGCTCTCCAAGGCTTGTGATCACAAAATCAAAGCTCGAACCCATGCGTAAATCAGGATTCCTGAAATACTCCTTCATCGGTTTAATCTCCCAGCCTTGCTCTTCTGCAATGCCATAAGCAATTGCCGCTTCCAGCCGGTTTCCCCATGCCATTCGATCATTTGTTTTGAACTCTGGAACAATCCCGGTGCGCTTGCGGTGCCAAAGATCAAAATGTGTCATGTAAGGGCTTTCGCCAAACAAGCATGCCGATTCGGTGGATGTCACGTCTAGCTTGCGCATGGCAAGCCAGTGTTCTTGGTTGCTGGGTACGATAATTTCAGTGGTCATGCGGCTCTCCTTGCGCGTTGTGCGTCCATCCTGCATTGGTGGCAATAGCGTCGGCCATCTGGCCGGATTCGAAGGTTCTCGCCAGTCAGGCTGTGGCCACGCTGGCATTCTGTTTGCGATCCTCGGCGATATGCGTCGCCTCGTTTTTTGGAAATCATGTCCTGCATGTTTTTGCTGTGCGTACCTGAAAACAAGTGATCAGGGTTGCAGCAACTTGGCACATCACAGTGGTGGCAAATCTCTTGGCCTGGCGGTATCTCGCCGACAAAGTGTTGGAATGAAACTCGGTGCGTGTACACCATTCGAGCGTTCCCTGCCTCGGTGTAGCCGCTACCAATCAAGCCATAACCACCGCGAGCTGTTGTGCCTGTCCAGATCCAGCAGCCAGAAAATGGCACGCGCTGAATCTTGTCAAGCAATCGATCAATCACTGGTCTTTTTTTCATGCTTACCTCCAAACAAAGCCAGCCCTGCCGCCTCTGGGAACCGCGCCCCGTGCGCAGCCACCATGTTGGCGTCAATCACCTCGTTGAAGCCATCACACGGCGCGATCCAAAAACCCTGCTCGCCGTCGTCTTGCGTTGCGGCCACGATACCGATCAGGCCCTTGCCGCTGCTAAACCATAAAACTTTGTGGATTTTCATGCTTGTTCTCCGGTGGCGTTTTTGATGGCACCGTGTAGCTGCCCCATCACAATCATGGTTGGTGTCATGTCTTTGGAAAGCACGTATCCACTACTTGTTGCTTTCACTGGAACAGGTTGGTCACCAATAAATCTCACGGCAACTTCGCAGGCTTTCACTAGCTGGTCGTGCGCGTTCCAACGTCGCTGCATTTCTATGAGGATTTCCGCCTGCTTGGCGATGGTGTGCTCGCCGTTGACAAGCAGGGCCAGCAGCCACTTGTCGTCGGCTTGGTTGATCAGCGAGTAGCTGTTGGCCTCGCTGTTTGCGCGAAAACAAATCCGGACTGGTAGGTGTTCTTTCATGGTTGTTCTCCGGTTGGTTCGGCAACCCGAATGCCGCTGTCGTATGGTTGAAGCGCGTCGCGCAAAAGGTCTGCATGGGCAATAAGCAACTCCACCAATTCGTCGCTTGTCCTTGCACCGTATAAGTTGGCATGATTTGCCGCGCGCTCAACGGATTCGCGCCGCTTTCCCAGCACCAATCCTCTGCGAACGGCCATTTCGTTAAAACGCCGCTCATCTTCTTGTGTCCAGTTGTTCATGCTGCCACTCCGGTTGCTTTGGCGATGGCGGCGTGAAGGGTATCAATGCGCTTGTCGTAGCGTGGCATGTGACCAGAAAGCGCAAGCAGAATCTTTCCAACTTTTGCGTCGCGGTCGTTGTCCCAATGGTCATGCGCTTGGTTTGCCAGCTTGACGACTTCTTGCAAAGACTCCAGCAATTCAGCATTGACTGAGTGCAAGCGGCGCAGTTCGGCGGCAGCTCGATTGTTGACATTAATAAGCTCGGGGTGTTTATCAGACAACTCCAATGCGTTAGCCAGTTCAAGTGTGTTCATAAGTTGCTCCTTTCAGCTTCCGTTCACGTTTAAAAAATCACAAGACGATGTTCGCTCTCCAAGAGAAAACATCAAGTCCTGTTATCAAAATACCCAGCAAAAATACAACACATTCAGCGATAAAAATACCGCGCTCAGATTGCGTTGGGATAGGCTTGGCGGGGCCTGTGTATTTCATGCGGCCTCCTTGGCAAACTGGCGGCCTTGCAAAAACAAGCCCCAGCACCTGGCGCAAATCCAGCGCTTTGGAGTCATCTGGACGCCACCCTCGGGCACGCGTGGGCGGTCGCAGTCGTGGCAGTGGTTCATGTGTTCTCCAGAAGGCTGATCGGCATGTGATGGCAGGCTTTGTCGCGGCTGCTGGACGCGGCCACAAACGACTGCCTGAAAGGGTGGTTTTCCTGCTTAGGGTGGTCCATCCACCGGCGGCAGTTTTGGCATTTCTCGCACACCACAGCAGGCAGGCAGCGGCTGTAATCGAATGGGAGGGGGGTCATGCTTGCACCTTTGGGATGTCGCGCCATGTTCCGCACACTGGTCTAAACATATCGCCACACACCTCCTTGCCGTCCGGGTGCTCCCAAAACTGCTGAAGGATATTTACCGTGCGTGCGGTGCAGTGAGTGGCGTGGCGTTCCACAATCTCTTGGCGCTCAACGAAGCGCAGGTATAGGGTTGGTATAGGTGTCATGTGTTCTTCTCCTTGAGTTTGGTGTTCATCCATTCAACCAGCTCGTCTGTTGTCCATTCGGATTCTTTTATCCACTGTTTCTCATCATCCGTCAGCCCAACCCATTGCCGCTGTGCTGCGGGTGGGGTGATAAGCATGGCGCGGAGTTCGGCTTTTGCTTGCTCTGCGTCTTCAAGCCCATTGCCAGAGTCAAAGCGCCCACCGACAAGTGACCAAGCCGATGCAAAGACTTGCGCTTGCTCCATCACGGAATCAATCCACGCCGCAGGCTCCTGCACAACAGGTGCTGGCTGTGCGGGTGTGCCGAGAGCCAGAACCTGTGTCAAAAGTTCTTTTGCGGCGGCTGGGCGCATCCACGGGTCAAGTAATGCAATTTGCGCATTGCTGGGCTCCTGCACAGGTGCTGCTCGGTCAAACAACTCAGGCAGTCGCTTGTACAGCATTTCAATCAGTTCTTTGGTTGTTGGATGAACTTTCATGGCTTGCCTTTCAAAATAACGCAGTAACCGTCACCTTCTGGTGTTGTCCCGCAAACCTCTTGCAGTGGTACGGCGCAACCAGTCAGAACAAGTGCGGCGGCGAGAATGAGTTTGTTCATGGCTTGCCTTTCGTGGGTGCGGCGGCGAGCATGGCCCCGTAGCACTCAATGGCTGCAACAATCAGGGCGCGGTCGTACCCACGGAGGCGAAGGTCTGCTACGCCCGCATCTAGCATTTCGGGTGTCGGCTTTACCGGAACCAGCCTCCACCCTTCGGGCACGGCTGGCTGTGCTGAGGGTGGGGTAGCGAGTTTGCAAAGAGGGTGATGATCGCCGGGTGCGCAAAGCGGCTTCCCGCAAGACAACGGCATTCCCATGCTATCAATGGGCTCCTGCACAGGTGCTGCAAGGGCACGCTCATCAGCACGAACAAGGGCTTCAA